GCTGACGATCTCGGGATCCCCGAGGAACCACATGGCGTCGCTCTCCGACCAGCCGATCGCGATCAGCGCGCCGGCGAGGTAGCGAAGGGCGAGGCGGGTGAGCAGTCCGATCACGGGATCATCTCCTCGGCGACGCGGGCGTAGGCCTTGGCCCGCTCCTTGTTGATGTGGGAGCGCCAGATCAGGAAGACGGCGAGGCCGATAGCGACGACGAAGCCGCCGGCAATGAGCCAGTTGAAGGCGGGCTCCAGATTGGCAGGGTCGGTGACGGCCGTTCCGCCGGCGGTTGCGCCGCCAGCACCCGACGCCGCTGCGCCGCCTTTTTGCTGCATCGCGGTCGCATCGGCCTTGCGCTCCTCGTCACCCAGCTTGTCGATGATCTCGATGTCCTGGCGCGGGGCCGGGCTCGGCGTCGGCACGACGGCGGCCAGCGCCATCGCGACGCCCTTGGCCTCGATGCCGGCGATCCGGCGGGTCCAGCCCTTGCCGAAAGACGCCCAGTGCTTGAAGGACTTGTAGGAGCGCAGCCGCGCCGCGCAGAGCTTCTTGACGGTCTCGACGTCGGAGCCGCCGACGACGCCCAGCAGCTTCTTGCGCGCGGTGCCCGGCCCGGAGTTCACGCCGTAGTCGAAGGTCGCGAGATCGACGCCCGGGGCGAGCGTGTCGCCCTTGACCGGCCCCCAGTACCCGACCCGATAGATCGTCTCCAGCATGTCGCGGGAGATCGCCTTCAGGTCGGCGACCGTGGCGCCCGGCCTGTAACGCCGCAGCGTCGCGAGCGTGACGCCCTTGTTCGTGTGGCCGCCCGGGTCGTTCGGGTGGTTGACGTAGCCGCCCTCCCAGCGAAGGGTTTCGGTCAGACATGCGGGGAAGTTGCCGGCGGCCATCTGTCAATCCGTCTGCTGAAATCTGCCGCAGCATACGGGAAGGGAGTGGGCGGGGCAAGAAGCACGAAGGCGCGCCCCTGTGCGGGCGTGTCCATGGTCGTTCTCCTGTGGGTGGTGGCTTTACCGGTGCGGGTGCAGTGAGTATGGATTGTGCAACCCATGGGCCGAAGCCCGCTCAACCGTCCGGTAGATAAACGCCGGATAGAGGCAATGCTTTATGCGGAATGCCAGAAGATGGATCACAGACAGCTCCCTGAGCCTACCTCAAGGCACGTCACGTCAGGCAGGACGCAAACTTCGCGTATGGGTCGGCGCTCGCTGGTTTCCGATTATTTGCGCAGCGGTTGTTTTTGCCCGCTTGAGTTATGACGACTTCGAACTGTCCTATGATTACGCATTTTATAAGCGCTTCATTTTGGAGCTGTCATATACAACTTTCAGTAACTTTCAGACAAACGCTTGGGAGAACGCTCCATATTATAGCGTGGCTATCCAAGAAGGTTTCTACAATTTCTATCTTAGCTTTGAAATTGGTTTTGCCGTTCTCTGTTTTGCTCTAGCGCAGATCATTCCTACAAGCGCAATACTTCCGATTTTAGCAGCAAGCTCGATTTACGCAAAGATTTTAGCTTTGCGTCGATTCGGGGTTCATATGGCGATATTGTCCGGTCTGTTCGTTTTCTTTATAGCCATGCTCGAAACTAACGCTCTGAGGGCTGGAATATCGCAATCGATTGCGGTTGTTGGCCTTTTGGTCGCTGCGAGGTCAGGGCGGCTGTGGCCTCTGCTAGTTGCCGCAACTATTGCCGCAACATTCCACCTTTCGTCGCTGGCGGTGACGCTGGTTCTCTGCGGAAGCTGGATCTTCTTTCGTCAGTTCGGGGTCAGCGTCCGCTCCTTTCGGATCCTGGCCCTTGTAACACTCCTACTAGGAGTCTCCTTTTCCGTCCCTTGGATCGCGAATTACTTCTCGCGGGTGGATGTGTATGCGAGACTTGAGGAAAGCAGCGGGTCCCCATGGCTGAAGATGCTGCCCCTCCTGAGTGTGATTCTCAGTGGTTTTGCAGTCTGGTGCAGCGAACGACTGATCCGAGAGCGGCGGAGACAGGTCAGGCATACGCATATGCAAAGGTTCACAATGCCGGCGACCGTTCCGGTGGCGGCTTCCTGCGCCGTCATCGTCTTCCTTTTCGGGACCACGCTCTACGTCTTCAACTCGATGCCGGTGCTTTCCGCTCGCGTATGGCAAATGACGGTGCCATTTGGCTTCTTGCCATGTGCGCTCGCCATTAGGTGGAGGGTTCTAAATCCCCGTGAGCGGCAGATCGTGTGGGCTGTGCTTGCCCTAGTGGCCTGCGCGTTTATCTACCAGTTCATGTTCCGGCATGTGCTCACCAACTTCTTCAGTCCTTTAATAGGACATCAAGATTTGGACCTTGGACAGTGCGCGTCGGGACTTTGCGAATAGCGTAGGACCTCACCTCGTATTGATCCTCAGATCGTTGAAGTTAATGCCCCACGTGCCGGCTGTGAGTAATTGGACGTTACCCGTCGATAGCACCTGCAAGATGACGTTCGGGACCGCTGCCGTACCGTAGGCACGTAACTGACAGGCCTTGGCGGGCCTGTACCCTACCGGTAGCTGGAACAGGATGTCACCGACAACTGAGGCAGGCCCGGTTGCCCGGCCTCGGAACTGGACTTCACCGTCGCGAGATTTGAAGACGCCCGGCGCAGCTTCCGTCCCGCCGCCTGTTGCCGCAGCCCAGCCGGAAAGGGTGATGGGCGTGTCTTTCCACCTCGCAACCGTTCCGATGCCGTTGTCGCTGATGATCGGGGATATCTCAGCGCCTGTAACGGAACTGAAGTATTTGTTCTGTCCGACGATGGTGTTGCGAGCGCCCGTGTCGATGTAAATGTGCGCTGCCGTTGGATCGGTGGGGTCGCAGTAAAGTTGATTCCCTTCGATGAAGGTAAGGTCGGTATCCTGAAGATAAATGCACCGCTTCAGGTTTCCTTTCGTGTTGAGATTGCACTCAACTATCTTCGTGTTGAAGATCAGGTTCCCGGCCGAATGCGCCAGACTAACCATCGCATCGTTATCGGCGGCCGAACCTACAGGAGCTTCGCCTTGCATGTTCCTGATGGTGACGTTTGCACCTTTGACGCACGACACTACCCCGCCTGCAGATGTGCAGTTCCCGTCTGCAATCAGGATGTTTGCAGCAGTCCCAAGCTCGTTGACGTAATATCCGACGCCTGCGCCCGTGGTCGTGTTTCTCAAAAACGAAAGGCTATCACCCACGTTGTCCAGATAATAGCCGCCAAAACTCCAGTTATCTTGAATGACGGATGTAAATAGTCCGTCTTGGTTCGGGATTGAGTTGATTATCTTCAGAAAGTGCTCATCAACAGGAGTCTCCGAAGTGATGTTCTCTAATGTGAGCTTACTGATATATTTGTTGGCGGCTGCGAGATCGATGATGATCGCGTTGTCTGCGCCGCCTGCATTCTTCAGTGCGAAGTTACCCACCCGCCACCGCTTTGGATCGGTGCTAGCAGGGGGCGAAATGCGGAGGATGCTGTTAGCGGTGAAGCCGGCTGTGGTCTGGATGCGGGACCTTGCGCCGGTCCCAACGAAGTCCTTCGGTACGGTCAGGTCGATCTCGTCGGAGACGATGAACGTGGCGTCGGGGATAACGCCGCTTTGCATACTTGATGCTACCGCCTGCACCGCAGTCACGGCATCGCCTGCCGCACCGAGCATGAACGGGTTCCAGATCAGCTCGGCCAGCGCCCACCACGCCCCATCTGTGGACTGGAACTTGCCAGCGTGGGATGGCTCAGATGCAACGCGCTTGTAGAGAGCACCACCGCCGTCACCCGCCGCCGCATAGCCATTCACACGGATTGCATTGATGCCAACCGGAACTGACAACGCGCCCATGCCTGCCACTGCCGCATAGATCGGCACATTTCCTTGGCTAACGGCATCGGAGGCATAGCCGGCGGCGATGTCACGGGCGGCTTCTGCACCAGCCGATTGGCTCTCGGACTTGTAGGCCCAGTGTCGTGAGGAAAACCCAACGGGGTTCGTCCCGTCATTGACAGGGGTGTCCTCGTCCTGCTCGGCCCAGTTCTGCGCCGAGTTCCGGAAACCCATCGCCTGGCCCGCCGAGGTCGCCGCCGTGCTGGCTGATCCGGCAGCGGCGCCCGCGCTGGTGGCCGCGGCTGTGGCCGCGGCTGTGGCGCCCTCGCCGATGTCCTGGCGAACTTCAGTTGCCAGACTGTCGAGCGTGACAATCTCGTTGTTCAGTGCCCCGTCCGATCTGCGGAGGTCCTGGATCGCGAGGACGATTTCCTCGGTGGACAACGCGACGTTCAGGAACTCGACGTTCAGTTGCGCCGCAGGAAAAAAGCTCGGGCTCGACGTGAACGTGTAGCTCGGCTCGTAGTCGTTCGGGTCGGCCATATCTGCTCCGTCGGCTGAAATCTGCCGCGAAAGTACCCGAAGCAGACGATGCCGGCAAGCAGGCGCAAAAACGCCCCCGCTGGGAGGAGGTCGCGGAGGCGTTTTCGCTGGCGCTACCGGCGGAAGGGCCGGGAGGACTGTAGGCTATGTCAGCCGATGAGGGCCGTCAGGACGGATCGTTTGCGCGCTTCCGCATCTGCCCGTACCGCTGTGGGCAAATCCGCGCGAGTTCCGTGGACATGTCGACGCCAATGTCGATCAGCGTTTCCTTGACGTGGGGTGGGACACCTGGGTCAAGCTGGTATCTCCACACGCGGCGGACAGCCGCCGCGACGGCATCGGTGAATTGCTCGTCGATCATCTCGACGACGTCGTAAATGATGCGTTCCGGGCCTGTTTCTGGGTTCGCGAAGTCGCCGTCGATCTCGCGAACTGCCTCCTCGAAGGCCGCGGCGGCCTCCTCGCGGGTTTTGAACTTACCCAGCTTGTACACCTTTCCGCCTCGGGTGAACGAGGCTGTCCAGTCCGCGCTGTAAGGGCTTCGGCGAACACCTTTCACCCCGGACGTATTGGCTCGAGAGATCGACGAATTGGCCGCGTTTGTCTTCGCGTCGGCCTCCCGCAAATTCACCCACCTGTTGTCGTCGCGAACCCGGTTCACGTGGTCGAGATACGCGGGCGGCTCCTCGCCTGTCTCGATCTTCCAGATGGCCCGGTGCAGCGTGTGCAGTTCGCCGTCGATGGTGACTTTCAGGTAGCCGAAGGTGGACAGGTAGCCGACAGGCTCGCCAGCTACGAGGCCGCGTCGGCCGTTCGATGGCTTGAGCGTCACCTTCGCGGTCACAACTCCAGTCTCGCGGTCGTAGGCGAATAGCTCTCTCAGGCGCTCGACGGCGGGGAGGGGTCTGCGCTTGGGCATCTGCTGATCTCCTTTGCGTCAGCAGATAAAATAACCGATTGCGGACGCTAAGACAACATGTCCGGTACGCTGAAACCACGTTATTTTTGTAGGGGTGGGTGACGCAGCCGCCGCGTCGCGAACCGGACTGGTGCCGGGGCCCGGGTCCGGCCGCCGAGGGGCCACCGGCCGCCCCGCCGACGCGCTTTCTCCCTTCATAAGACAGTGAGCAACCCTTGTGGCATAGGGCTTTGCGCCTTGCCGTTGGGCGCAACTTGCGCGCAACCTAGTCGAAAGGGCTCGTTTTGCCGGCCGCCTCGTCGATCGGCGCGCCCTCGGCCGGATCGTGCTCGATGACCTGGCGCGCACGGTCGGCGGCCTCCCTGCGGAGACGATCGAGCGCGGCTTGGAGCTCGTCGCCGGTCATCTCATGGGCTTCCTTGGATCCTTTGCCCTCGTCGCGGCCGATCGTCTGGAGGACGACGAACTTCGCCGCGTCCAGCCGCGTCCGCCCAGGCTGCTTCTCGTCCATCATCACGTTGTGAATGACGTCGATCGCCAGCGGCAATTCGTCGTTCGTCAGCCTGGCAGCCTGCGCCGCGCGGATGGCGTCATTGACGGCCGGTTTCCCGAGGTTCTGCGCCGCGCGCTGGACGGGGTGTGCATAGCCGGCTTTCGCGGCCGAATAGGTCGGATCGCCGGTTTTAGAATAATGTTCCACAAAAGCCCTCTCTTGAGGATTTAATTTCCCATTTCGAAGCGGCATCGAACAAATTACCCAATGAGGACAATACGTTAATCGCGTCCGAGCCTTATCCTGCCGCATCGTACGCGCTTCCTGATAGGCTTATCCTATCAAAACCATCGTGACGATAACAATATCTGATCGCTACGAAGTCGGCCCTGAAAATAATCTGCCGACATCCGTTTTATCTGTTGACGCGGCCTGTAAACCGACATACATTCTAGACATCGAAACGCCGAACCGGAGCCGACCCGATGACCGCTTACACCGCCAAGACCGAACGCGCCGCCTACTTCCTGGCCGAAGCCGCCAAGCACGCCGACGACGCTTACTTCGTCGCCGCGATGCACCGCATGGCGCGCAGGGCGGATGCCCGCGCTGAACGCGCCGCATAATCCGCACTCACGACCAACCGCAACAGACAAACCGGAGAAACGACCATGACGACCGCCACCAGAAGACCGATCCATGTCGGTTACGAATTGAGCCTGACCGACCTGCCGCGCGAAGCGATCGAAGATTGCAGCGGGCCGGGATCCGCCGATGCCGCTGTCCAGCATTGGGTCGAGGAATTGCAGTTTAGCGTTGATCAGGACGCCGCCCGCGAATGCCTGAAAGGTTACGGCGCATGGGATGACCTGACCGCCGACGATCTAGGCGACGACGAGACGCTGGCCGACGATGAGACGATAACGCACCGGGTCTTTTGGCTCGCTTGCTGCAACTTCTCTGAATACCTTTTCGAGGCGAGCGAAGCCGGCTTCGATCCCTATTCGGACGAAACGCCTGCAAGCTTCGAGCCTTCGTGCGGCTCCGATGTCTACGTGCTCGAACGATGACCGCCCGCCAAATCGCCTGGGAGTACCTCACAGAAGCGTTTCGGCTCGCGGCGGGCATTGCCGCCGTCTACGCCTTCGCGCTCGTCTACGGTGCCTTCCTGCCCGTTTAATCGCCTATCACGACCAACGCCGGCCGATGCTGGCAGACAAACCGGAGAAACGACAATGAGAACCCTCGACCAGATGATCGCCCAGGAAATCCACTATTGCGTTTCGAGCCTCGTCTCGACGCTTGCCGCCGGGTGCGACTTCACGGACCGCGCCAACGACGCCGGGCGGGATCTGCAAGTGGTCTGTGAACAGGCATTCGAACTCGCCGGACCCATCGATGACTGGGAGGAAGCCGCGCGCCAAGAAGGCTTTGAAATGTCGGATGGCGGGGTGCGCGAGCCGAGCGAGGAAGACCCGGACACATGGGACACTTGGCAGGAAGCCTGCGAAGCGCGAGGTATCGAACCCTATCAGCGCGAAGTGTTCGAGCACTGGATCGTCAGCGACTGGCTGGCCGACAAGCTGGCCGAGCACGGCGAAAAGGTCGACAAGGATTTCGCCGGCATGACGGTTTGGGCGCGCACCACGTCCGGCCAGGGCATCGCGTCCGATAGCGTGATGGAAGCGATTTACGCGGAGTTGATGGCATGATGTCACTGGCCGATTACGTCGCCGCCCGCGTCGGAACACGGCGCTGGGTCGTTGCGCCCCGCCTGACGCCTCGGCTCCGCGAGCAGGGTTATGAAAAGGCCGTCACGCAAAAACGGTTCACAGCCTTGAAGGCCGAACACGATATGGTCGGAAAGCCGATGTCGCTTTCAGGGGGCGAGGCGTGATCATCTGGCTAGGCCTGGCGCTGGCGGGCGTCGTCGCGTTCGCTATCGTGCCCATCGTCATCGGTCGGATTGTCGAGAGGCTGATCCGCCGATTGTACCGCCCGCCGAGATCCGACCGCGACCGACGATGACCGGGGCGCCCATTGCGGCGCCCCTTTTTCGTTTGGCCTGGCATTGGCCCACCTAGCTAAATCGAAGCTTAATTTTAGCTAAGTCGGGGCGGGGTTCGTTGGAAGTTAGGGTATTATATACACCCTAACTTCCTACCTTTCGAACCGGGCGGCCTTTCCGGCATCCTACCTTTTACTAACTTTCGCTGAAAGCCCTACGCCATAGGGGTTTGCGATCCTACCTTTCACCCTGCCTTTTCCTACCCTAATCAAAGACAGATTGTCCGCCAGGACCAAAGTTAGGGTCGTTTTCCTTACTTTCAGAGCCGACACATTGTCCGTTTAGGACATACCGTCCGCGCCCTGCCTTCACTAAAATCCGCTTGTCGATAAGCGCTTTGACGTGGAATTTGACGGTTCCCGCCGCCATCGGATCGTCGCGCCCCGCCATTTCCTCGACCAGATCAGCGAGAGCGACCCCCTTGCTTTCGTCGTCCAGGAGCACCGACAAGCCCGAAACGGCCGTCACGATCTCCCCTTCCTTGGGGGTCGCTTTCCCCACCGGAGCGTCGGCCCGGCTCAACAGCCGAACCGTACACGACGTGACCGGATCCCCTTCGCTATCCGCGCCCAACGTCACCACGTCCAGATCGAAAGCCGACGAAAAAGAGCCATCGATGTCGCGCTGCTTCGTGACCGAGATCACCTTGTCGGCAATCTCGATTTCGGTGTCCGTTGCAGCACGCAACAGCGAATGACCGCGGGCCCCCCTTGCCTTGTCCTTGCCCGAGTGATGCACCACCAGCAAATGGGCACCGACACCGGCGCGCAGTGCGTCCAGGTTCCGCACCATCGCGCCCATATCGGTCGAGGCATTCTCGTCGCCGCCGGCCATGGCGCGCGACAACGTGTCGATCACCACCAGCGTCGTGCCGCCCACCTCGTTGATGCTGTCGCCAAGCGGCTGGAGATCCGCGTCGGCGCGCAACAGGTTGACCGGCGACAGCAGGAAGCGGAACGGGACATCGTCGCCGCCATACTTCGCCAGCAACGCCGCCGCGCGCTTGCGGGCACCGGCGCCGCCCTCGGCCGCGACGTACACCACGCCACCAGGCGCGACCTTCATGCCGGCCCAGGACCGGCCCGCCGCGATATGGAAGGCGAGATCCATCGCGACGAACGTCTTGCCGCTGTTGCTCTCGCCGTACAGCACCGTCATGGCGCCTTGGTCGAGGAGCCCTTTGACCAGCGGCTTGGCGCCGGCCGTCAGCGCCGAGGCCGCTGCCTCGCCCAAGGTCGTGAATGAAAAGCGTTTAGGTAAATTTTGGTCGGAGGAGGGGGGTTGTTCGTCGAGTTCCTCCCAGTATTTCGCGGCCAGATCGTGCTTGGCGCCGATGCGATGCCAGTCACGCGCCAGGGAGCGCCGCGTCAGCTTCTGCTCGCGGTCGTCGCCCGGCTGGGTCGCGTGCTCCCACACCCAGGCCAGCGCCGCGTAGTCGGCGACGTTGAAGCCGCCATGCCGGCCCAGATGTTTCGCCAGTTCGCAGCGGTAGCCACTGCCGCTGTCATCCTTGGGTGGCTCGCCGGACCACAACGCCGCCAAGGCCCGGTCGTCCGCGACAGCCGACAGAAAACGGGAACGCAGCGGCCCGTCGAGATCCTCCAGGCTGTTCGAGCTCCGGATCGTCTCCATGTCCAGCGACTGCATGGCGGCCGCGATGGCCGCATCGGTCTCGGTGTCCGCCTCGGCCGCCTTGATTGGCCTGACAGCGGCACTGATCGCCTCGGGCGTCCACTGGCGATCGGTGGCGTGGGTCACGGTGGACGCGCGCGGGATGCGGCCCTTGGCGGCCTTCTTGGCCGTCGGCAGGTTCATCGTGCCCGGCAGCCGCATGATGCGGTCGATGTTCTGGACGGCATCGCCGCCGATCATGTGGCGTAGCGCCCGGCCCTGGTCCTCGGCCCACTGGCGCCACATGGGATCGCCGTGCAGCACCGGCGGCAGCTTTTCTTCCAGCTTCCAGACGAACTGGGAGCCGCTGCCGCTGTCGATCGAGAAGGTCGGGGGTGCGACGCTGTGCTGGAGCGTCTCGACCTTGTGGGCGATCTCGGCGCGCTCGGTGTCCAGATCAGCCTTGCCGGCCGGGTCCAGATCGGCGAACAGCGCCCGGATCGCGCCGATGTGCTCCTTCTTCAGCTTGTCGTTCGGGGCGCCGGCCGCCGGCTCGTTGACGGACGCATAGAGATTGCGCGTGCCCTCGCGGGCGGCGACCCACGTCTCGATGTGGATCCAGTCGCCTGGTTCAAAGGTCTGGCCGTCGACGTGGCCGGTGCTTGGGTCGATGGCGACCAGGTTGTGCCGGCCGGTCGGGTCCAGCGCGCGAAGAAAGGCGACGGCCTGCTTGGGGCCGGTCTGTCTGAGCGAATGGGCGTTCAACGTCCGGCCTCCTGGCACAGCGCCGCACCGAACGAGTGCTGCGGATACGGATGGAGCCCGGCCTGGAAGTTGTAGCGGGGTGGCTCACCCGGCGCGCCCTGGACGCACGACAGCCGATAGGTCGGCACGTAGCCCGGAAGATGCGACACGCCGGCCCGGCGCATGTAGCGGACGGTGCGGACCTCGTTCTCGATGCGCTCGACGATCAGCGCTTGCTGACCGACGGCGAGGTCTGCGAGGCAGCGCACACGATCTTGCGTCGCGGGCTTCTCCTGTTGCCCGTCCTGTCCATATGTTGTAGGCATGAAGCGCTCCTGCGAGGGTTGGGGCGTTCTGAAAGGAAAAGGGTGCGCTTTGGTCGGGCGCACCCTTTTTCGTGGCGCACGGTCTGCCACACTACGCGAGGTCAGCAGACGTCGCCAGTCATTGCGGATGCGCGGCTGTCAGGACGGGCCGTTCCAGCCGGCCGGTATCCATCGGGATCGTCAGCGCCAGCATCCCGCCGATCACGGCGACGACGAGCGCGTAGCGCCACAGGAAGGCGCGCAGGATGTCATTCTGCATCGGTCGCTCGGTCATGCTGCGCTCCTCGCAAGCAGAAGTTCCAGTTCCGCGCGAAACCAGCTATCCGCCAAGTCCCAGCCGAAGTGGCGTTCATTGGCGATGTCGCAGAGGATGCGTGCCACCTCCCTTGCAGCCACGTCCTGATTGATCACGTATTCTCGGCCGCGCTTAGTTTGAACGGTGATTATCGTTTCACCCTTGAGGTTTTCCGATGCCTCAATGACGTTGTTCTCGCTCATGCTGTTACCTTCTGTGTGCTCCACGATCATCTCCTCTAGTCGAACACGCTGGGCTCTGGCGCCGGCGGTTCCGGTTCGGGTGGGAAGGCCAGATCGATCGCGGCCTGGACGGTCGCGCCGCGGAACTGGAAGCTCTGGCCGTCCGCGGTCAACATCTCGAGCGTGACGGGCTCGCCGGGTTCGAGCGCGTAAAGCCCGAGCCCCAGCGCCGGGTGCTTGGCCCGGATCTCGTCGAGGGTCATTTCCTCGCCTCGAGCATCGCGTCGGCGATTTCGTAGGCGCGCTCGGCCGCCGACTGTGCGTCGAGGCGGCCAAGGATTGCCCTTGTCGCTTCGCACGATTGAGTTAGCGCCTGCCCGGCGAACCAGTCGCGCAGCGTCATGCCGTTGTGGCCGTCGTGGCGATGGTCGCGGGGGAACGCCGGCATGTCGTCTTTGCGGTAGTTCACTCGAACACCCCCTCGCTGGCACCGGCCGCGCCGGCGTCATGCTTCTTCGCCAGCCGCTTCAGGCCGTCGGTGACGAGATGCTCGATCAGGTTGCTGGCGGATCGGCCTTCCAGCCGCGCCATCCGCCGCAATTCGCGGCGCAGATCGTCGCGCATCCGGATCGTCGTGTGCCGCCTGGTCGGGCGTTCGGCTTGCAGCTTTCTGGTCACGTGGAATTCCTTCTGGCGTTCAGCGGGATAGGGCGGCGTGGGCTTTTCGCAGGGCGATGTTTTTGCGCGGTACGTCGTCGCCGTCGAAGGCGGAACGCAGCATCTCCAGCAGCCGCGCGTTCTCTGCCCTCAGCGCTTCCTCTGTCGAGGTGGATGGGGCGGGGGTGGAGAGGGGCAGGTGATGGTAGATGCCGCGCCAGACTATCCGGTCGCAATGATCGGGAACCGTGTGGACGTACCCGGCCACGTCATGGGGTACGTCGGATGCGGCTGGCTGGGGGGCGGCGAAACCGGAGAATGCGAAGTCGCGGCCAGCCTTCTTCTTGTCGTCATAGGCGTGCAGCAACCAGCCCGGCTCGGGATGCCATTCGGTCGTCGTATAGCTGATGCCGATCGGGCGCACCGTCCGCGTCGCGGTCTCGCCGCGCCAGTTTGTGTAGGTGAATGTCAGCGGCGGGATTTCGGTAGCGTCGGCCATCGTCTTGTCCTCAGTGCTCGATTGCTCGGATGCTGGCGAGTTGCCGGCGCAGTTCGTTCGCGACCGCGACGGCCTTCTGCTGTTCGCGCTCCATCGCCAGGACGAAGCCGTCACGGTCGAGGAGGATCAGGAGGAGGCGGCGGATGCGGGTCATTGGAGGGGCCTCAGGCTGTGGGGTGATGTCCTTTTTGTATGTCGGTTGTCTGCTGGTGTCAACAGACATTGCGGACGCGGCAGAAAAAACCCGGCTCAGAGGCCGGGCTTGTGATCAGTCCTTGCGATACCGTTTTCCCTGCCATCCGCCTGCCGTCAGCGGCAGGTCGAGCTCGTCGCCGGTCCCACGCGCCCAGTCGGGCAGTTCGCAGATCAGCTTCTCGAAGGCGGCGAGACCGCCAGTACCGCGCGGCACCTCGGCTGCGATTTCGTCATACACATGAAGAATAACGGGGTATCCCGCCCCCTCCGCTTTAAGCATACCATTAACAAGAAGGTCTCGGGCGATAGATTGCACCTGATTTTGAAAAGCTAAAGCCCCGAATAGCGCGAACCTAACCCATTTTTTAGTTACGCCATCGACACCGCAGACCGTGGCCTTCGGCGAGGTCTCGCCCTCGATCTTCACCAGACCCTTCGCGACCATCGCCTCGGCGTAGTCGCGGTCGAGCACCTCCGAGGGCAGCCACTCGCCGTCATCGCCCAGCCGGCAGGCCCAGACTTGGTCTTTCAGCCGCGGTGTCGCATAGGCCAGGCAACGACCGGACGGCAGCCGGCACCACAGGAAGCCCTGCGCGACCAGGTAGGAGCATTTCAGCGCCGGCACGACGCGGCCCGGCGTTTGGATGGCTTCGCGGATCGCGGCCTCGCAGACCTTCCAGCCCGCTGCGATCGCAGGGTTCGTCTCGCGCCAACCATGCTTGACGATCTCGCAGGCGATCCAGGCTTCCCGGCTCATCTCCGTCGTACGGGACTTGCCGGCGCGCAGTTCGCGCTCGTACCGCTTCACGGCCTTTGCACGTCGCTCCTCGTCAGCCGCTTCCCACACCGGAGAATAGATCCCGTCGAGATCGACGCCGTAGCCCTTCGCCATCGTGTAGAAGGCTGACACCCCTCCACCGAAGCCCAGGGCTAGTTCTGAAACTTTGCCCACGGATTGTCTCAGCGGGTGCTTCTTCGTGATCTCGTCGGTCGACATGCTCATAATGCCGGCCGCCGTGCGTCGGTACATATCCGGCAGCGACGGGTCGGCGGCGATCTCATGCAGCGCCTTTACCTTCCACGTCTCGCCGGCCAACCAGGCCGCGACGGCGCCCTCGATGCCGCTGTAGTCGGCCTGGATCAGATCGTGGCCCGGCGCGGCCATGATGAAGCCCCGGATGGCGTCCGACAGGAGATGCAGGGGCCGGCCGAGCTCCTCGCCGTAGAGACACTTCAACCATTCGGGCTCGGCGACGCGGATGGCGTCGAACAAGCCGGCCGGGTCCAGCGCCGCGTTCTCGAATTCCTTGCGGGGGCGCGGCAGGTTGGCGAAGTTCACGCCGACCGACGTCCAGCGCCCGGTCGAGGCCGCGTGGTACATGAAGGAGCCACGGATCCGCCCGTCGGCGCTGGCCCGGTTCAGCATGGCCGTCAGCTTCGAGACGGATGTCTTGGCGGCCTCGAGCCGCAGATCGACGGCGCGGCGCACCGCGTCCGGCAAATCGGGCTTGTGCAGTAAGTCCTCCAGCGTCGGCTTGTCGGCGCTCTCGACCGTCACGCCCTGCGCCTTCATCCAGTCAATCAGCTTGCCCGGCTCCGAGCACTTGCCGACATAGCCGCCCGTCGCGATCCGCATCTCGGCGTCCAGCGCCCGCTTCGACTTGTCGGCCAGCGCGATCGCGGCCGTCGCGGACTGGTGGTCGATGCGGATGCCGCGCCGGTTGATCTCTTGGTCGAGCAGCCACAGCTTCTGCTCGGCCTCCGAGAGCGGCACGATCCGCTGCGCGGCGGCCTCCTCGGTCTCGACGTCGCGGATGCAGTAGGCCTTGAACAGTTCCCAGTCCTCGGGGTGGTCCGCCGGCTCGTTCCAGTAGAGCCCGGCCGGGTCTTCGCCCTTGCGGGCGCGGCGCGGGATCGAGAACTTGCGGATCAGCCGCATTCCGTCCTTGTCCTTCTGGACGTCCAGCCCGAGCACCGCCGCCGCATCGCCGAGGGCGCGCGGCAGGGCCATCGCGGCGGCCGCGGCAGCGGTGTCCACGTAGCGGTCGTAGCGCGGCTTAGGCCACCCTTCACGGGCCGCCAGCAGGTCGAAGCCCAGCGTCTCGAACTGGGCGTTCCAGGCGTGGATGTGCGCACCGGCCTCGATCGCGACCCACAGATCGCGCGGGGGCGGCTGGTCGAACGTCCAGATGCGGATCGGCGCGTCGTCGATCCGGTAGGCGCACATCAGGACGCGGGTGTCGGGGTGGTCGAAATAGACGAAGGCCCCGCGGGTCTGAAGATCCACGGGGCTGCGAGTTTCAAAGTCTGCGCTGATCTTCATGCGAACACGCCCTTTTGCTCGGTGTCAGTCGTGAGAGAGGACGGCGCAGCCAGATCTCGAACCCAGCGGGTCTTCGGCACCGTCGGGTGCTTATCCTCGCGAGGCCGGCTCGGGCAGGACCAGGAGCGGCCGTTGACACTGCCATCTCGCCGCCAGCCAGACGCGCGCAACGAGGCGCCCGTCTCACTCTCCAGCGTGTAGGTGATGATCCGGCGATAACCCATGGCCTTCGCTGCACGCGCCGCGGCGCCGTAAAGGGCCGAGCAGGCATTCGGGCTTCCGTCGGTGCAGAGACGTGTGACCTCCGCCGTGAACCCGTCGTCAGCGCCCCGCGCGACCGGGCGTCCGATGACCGCAACGCCAATCAGGCCCGCGCCGCCGTCGAGGCCGACGGAGAATTTGTGGCCCTGCGGCGGCTTGTGGTGCCGATGGAGCCGCTCGATAAAATCGCAGGCAGCGCGGTACGTGATCGGGCGGAGAAACGCGCTCATTTGTGCGACCTCCTGCGCTTCATGCCCTGCCAGGGCATCGGCGTGACGGGGTGGTGGCTGCCGTTCCGGCCACCTCGATCGTTGCGGTGCGAGTTCCGCATGTCCGGCTTGGTCGGCGTGATCGTGACCAGCTTCTCGCCCTCGAAGACCAGCCAGCCGCCGTCGATCGGGGCGTGCTTGGTCTTCAGGTCGGCGAAGGGCTGGGCGAGCGCCGCGATCTCGGCGCGGTGGGCTTCCATGTCGATGCCCTTGATGCGCTCCAGGTAGCGGACCAGCGCGTGATCGGTGATCTGGACGGTCATGCGAAGGCCCCCTTCATGTCGGTGTCTGCGGCGGCTTCGTCGATCTCGTCTTCGGCCTGGTGGCACAGGAGCGAGCATTCGACGCTCGGTTCTTTGTCGTGATTGCCGCGGTCCGGCGCCAAGGCGTCGAGGCTGATGCGTTCCTTGGTTTTACGTTCGCGCCAGAAGTACGATCCGGGGCCTAGCTCGCGTTGAAGCGCGGCCATGCGCTCGTACACGTCGGGGAAGTCGCGCCGGATCTTGTTCCAGTACCCCATGCCGCCTTTGACGCAGCCAATGCAGTTATTGTTGTGGTAGCCCAGCCGGTACATGGCCGGCAGTTCGATGCCGGCGCGCTTGATCATCGCGAGACAGTCGGCCTTACGAAGCCCCGCCTCGATGAGTGGCGTAAGGAAGGGCTGCTCGAAGTTCTGCTCGCGGAAACGGTCTGCACGTTCTTTCTCCTCGGCCGTGTAGCCGAAGACCAGGACGTCGCCCGGCTGCTGAAACTCGTAGGTGGGGGCGCGTTTCAGGACGCCGGTGCATTTCGCCCCGTTCTGCCCGACAAGGAAACGCTCCTTCTCAAAAACGTGCCACGTGTCGCGATACTCGCTAGAGCGAAGGGTTTCGATCGGGTGGTTGAACCATCGAACGCAGTCCGCAAGGAACCGCTTGTTGTCTGGGTGTTCGGATCCCGGGTCGCTGTAGGTGATGACGACCTGATCGCGCGGGTACTGCGCCAAGATCAGTTTGGTCGCGACAGCCGAGGCCGCGCCACAGGAGAAGCGGCAAACTATGCGGTGCCCCATCAGACCATCTCCAGCCGCGAGCCGGACATTGCCCGGTGCGCCGTGCAGTAGGGTTGGCCCGCCGGGCGCTCCGCATTGCAGAACAGCGCGGCCGCACCGTGGACGTCGTCCACTGGCCAGCGGCAGCCGTCGCATTCCGCCAGCCGGGCCGGGCGGCTGGTCGCGATGGGCTGGAATGCCTCGTCGACGCGCTGGCGGTAGTTGGTCTGGACGCGCAGTTCGATCGCCGCGATCTCGGCGTCGTCGACCTCGTCGTGGATCGGTGGAAACATCTTGTTGTAGGACCGGACGGCCTTGGGGCGCTTGCGGGTGCGCGTCGCGCTCAGTGCCGCCAGCACCTTCTTCGTGCGCTTCGGGAACAGCGGCCGGTGCGTGTGCGTCCAGTTCAGCACGGTGTTGCGCGGCACGCCCAGATGCTCGGCGATCTGTCTGGCGCTGAGATCGCGCCCCCACATCTCGGATGCGGTCCTGACGATGTCTTTCATGGTCTGCTCCTATCGGTCGTGAGTGCGGATTTCGAGCGCGAGTTCGATCGCGTCGGCTTGGGGGAGACGGTCGATGTCGATGGCTTCCCGGTATTCGGTCAGCTGGTCGGCGTTCATCAGGCGGACTTTGGCGAGGCTGCGATCCGTCACGCCGGCGTTTTGCAGCCGCTGGCAGACCGCGCCTGGCGTGATGCCGTTGCGGTCGGCGATGACGCGCAGCGAAGCGCCGCGCGCCCGCGCCACGACCATGTCGAAAATCGGCAGTCGGGGGCGCGTCGGCAGCCGGCTCTCGACGTGGTTCTTCCGCAGGACTTGCAGGATGCGCTGCTGCGTGACGCCGAACTTCTCGCCGGTTTCGCGCAGCGAAAGGCCAGACTGGTAGGCCACGATCATCGCCCACTCGCGCGCCTCGTCGGGCTCACGCCGGCGGTTCTTCGGGTCTGTCGCCACGCCGTATTCCTGGAGGATCTGCATGATCCGCTGCGGCGACAATTCCAGCTTGCGCCCGATCGTCATAATGGACTGGCCGGACTTGTAGGCTTCGACGATAGCGCGGTTGCGCGTCTCGAAGCGGGCGGATCGTGCCATCAGCCGGCCCTCATCTTGTTCAGGGCGTCGGTGATCAGTTCCGCGTCGTCGCGGTGGATGACCGTGGCGGCATCGACGGCGCGGCGGTTGTCGCGGACGATGAAGCCCATCAGAGGCTCGGTGGTGTGGCGGATGACACGCTCGCCCTCGGCGAGCTCGGTTTCGGTCGTCACTTCGATGGAGACGACACCCGGATCGTATGAATAGCGCATCAGTCGAACAGTCCTGGTTTCGAGGGAGGGGGCGGGGCCTTGCGCTCGGCGGTCCAGAGCAGCCATGCGGCTTTCCGGTCCCAGCTGGCGTGTGGCATCCCGGGGATCTCGACGGCGGCCAGGCGCTTGGCCCAGTCGCCGTCGAAGAACCGGATGAACTCCGGGTCGGTCATCAGTCGAAGACGTTCAGCGCGTTGCAGTAGAGGCCGAGGATCGCACGCTCGTCGTCCTCCAGCCGCTGCATCTGGACGGCCTTGGCGAGCAGCTTGGCGTCGAAGCCGTTGCCCTTGGCCTCGGCCTTGAGCTCGCGGATGTCGTCGGTGAACTCCGACATCGCTTCCTTCTTGTCGTCCTCCAGCTTGCGGAGGCGACGGGCGAAGGACGCCAACTGGTCGACGGCGATACCGCTGTTGTGGCCCGCGGCAGGCGTTTCGCCGGTCACGATGCGTCCTCGGCGTTGGCCGGTTCGTGGTCGTCCGCGACGTCGAGCCCGTCGATGACCGACATCGGATCAACTTCGCGCAGCAAGCCGACGAGCACTTGTGCCGTCCCGGCCTCATCGGCGAGCATGTGGCTGTCGGGCCGAAGGCTCGTAACAAGGCGGGCCACGACCGCGCCGAGGCTGCTGACCTGGATCGAGTAGCCGCGCTTGACGTACTTGATCACGCGCAGGAGCGAGCCGCCGGCTTCTTCGACGCGCACCGGCGACGTGTAGACGAGACGCCGGCCCGCCAGGTCGACATAAAAGGCCTCGCCGGTCGCCGAGCACCACGGGTCGTTCGACTTATTCCCGCCGCGCCAGATAGCCGCCTGGCACACAGTGAAGTCGAAGGACGCCACCAGTTGCTCTGCCGTCTCGAACGTCCAGCGGGTGATGAACTGGATTGGGAGGCGATCTGCGGTCAGCAGAGTGATGGCGTTGTCCGACTTGTGCTTCTTCACGCGCTCGCCGTTCGCGCCGCGGCGATCCGCAAGGATCGTCGCGATGCTTTCGAGGACGGCCGCATCGTGGCCGAACAGATCGATGTCGCTGGGCGTCTCCCCTGCGATCGTCGCGCGGATGAAGCCGCCGCCGAGGAACAGTTTGCCGGGGTTCTCCGAGAGTAGGTCGCGGATGTCGCGCGGCAGGCGCTGCACGACATAGCGGAGGTCGTTGTACGTGAGGTTCACGGTGTTCTCCTTGAAGGGTTGGCGACGACGGCCGGAATTGGCCGTCGTCTGTCGTGACTGCGGACGCTTAGGCGAAAAGCCCGCCTGCGCCGGCGCCGGACTTCGTGGCGTCGGGCGCCGCGCCGTGGTCCTCGACCTTCTCGAAGAACTTCGAGGGGTCGACGGCCCCGCCGCCGGCATTGCCCAGCCGGTCGCCGTCCCGCTTCTTCTGGAAGTAGTCGATGCCGAACGACACGCCGTCACCGTTCTTCGAGTTGTGCCACGTGAAGGCGTGCAGCACCGCGAAGCCGTAGCAGCCCGAATAGACCTCCTCGGCGGTCGCCGGGATGGTCTCCGACTTGTAGCGGATCACCGGCTGGAACTTCGACCACGGTCTGATGAAGAACAGGCCTTCACCCATGCCCGGGTGCAGGTCGCCGGTCTGGTTGTTGCGGGCTTCCTTGCCGGTGCCGGCCAGGAACGGCGACTTGATCAGCTTGTCCTTGATCTTCTGGATACCCTTGTCGCCCCATTCGGCCTGGACGGCCTCGACGACGGCGGCTTCCAGCACGGACATGGCGTCCTGCGAGAAGATCAGCGTGCAGCCGAACTTCTCGACGATGGACCCGTCGTCCTTCTTGTCCTGGCGGGGCTTGAACAGGTCCTGCGCGAACGACAGGCGGCACTCGGGGGTCTTGAACTGCTCTGAAGTAGCCATCCGGCTCTCCTATTTTGCTGTTTCGGTTTCAAAGAACTTCTGAGCCGTCGTCGGCGACGGCGGTCTGCTGGTCCGATCGTGGCGGACCAGGTTCCGGCCCTTCACGGGCCGGCTCCACATGTTTTCGATCTCCTTTTTCCTCTTGGCGCCAAGCACCTTCTCCAGTTGGGCGACCGTCTTGAGCTTTGCGGGCTCAAAGATTTCGTCGTCCGACAGCTTCACGACGGTCTTCAGGTCATTCACGACCTTGTCCTCGTCGGCCGCCCACGCCCTGTTCCCGATCTTGTCGGCCAGGTAGTAGTGCGGGATCTCCGTGCCGGCCTCGGCCATGGCGTGCGCCAGACCGCGGACAGCCTTCGCCCAGTCCTCCAGCATCCCAAGCTGGTCGAGCGTCGCCGAGATCGCCTCGGGTGACATCTCGGAGGGCGTGTTGCCGATGTGGGCCTCGTCGCGATCGTCGAACCAGACGTTCGCCAGCTTCTGCGCCTTGCGCTTCAGCGCCGGACAGAAGCCTTCCGCAGCGCAGAACTTGCACGCGCCCGGCCGCAGCCACTTCTCGGCCCACTCGTCCATCGAGACGCCGCCCGTGACGGTCTTGTATTCCGTCTCGGCCTGCTTCGACCGGCCCATCGCGTCCAGAAGCTCGTTCGTCCATCCGATCAGATCGGCGACGTGGAAGCTCTCCGAGCGGATGCGGCCGTTCTTGTGCGGCGCGCGGGGCTGGACGATCGTGACCTTGACGGTCTCGACGTCGAGCTCGGGGTGGGCGATCAGCGCCCCGAGCCCATAGGTCCGAAGCTGCTTGTTCTCCTCGACCTCGACGACGCCGACACCGTTTTTGAGATCGACCACTTCGAGCGTTTTGGTGCTCGGGTTGTAGTGGACGAAGTCGCCGGTGCCGCCGGCCTCGTAGGGCGGGTCGAGGGCGTCCAGGCGGAAGCGCTCCTCCATCCAGTGCTGCGGCCCGTGCTTGATCAGCCCACGGCAGTACTCGACGTACTCGGCAGCCGAATTGACGAGTTCCTCGTCGATCGTCACCGAATGCTCTTTCGTCGAGACCACCGTGTCCAAGTAGGACGAGACCTCAGTGCCGTGGCGCAGGGCCGCCTCGGCGATTTCATGCGCGGCCGTCCCACGTGCCGCGTGGATGCTCTCCTTGTTGGCTGACGCTGGCGCCAGAGCCGCCAACGTCAAAGCGCCCGGGCACTGCCAGTGCCTGGCGGTCGAACTGGCGGCCCACCGTGCATGGCCCCTATCGGCATGTGCGCCGCGATCAGCCATTGGACGAGCCACGCTTGAACGGGTCGACCGCCAGCATCTCCTCCAGGCCGGCCACGGCCTTGCCGTAGTTCTCCGGGCTGTCGGGGATCAGGCCGAGCCGGTTGACCTCGGCGCCGAACAGCTTCGTGAAGACGACCGGCGCGTCGGCCGTCGTGAACGGCATGGTCGCCGGGTCGGTCGGCGTGGCGTCCGGCCCGTCGTATTTCTTGGCGTAGGCCAGCATGGCGTCGATGACGTCCTGCTTGGTCGCCGTGCGCGGGGCCTCGGCGGGCTTTTCGGCCGTCGGGGTCTCGGCGGTCTTGGCGCCACCACGCACGCGGTTGTGCGGGTTCTCGTCGATCGCCGAGCGCAGCAACCTGATGGCCGTTTCGAGATCGCCGTCGGCGACGTCGTTCATCTTGCAGCCCAGGATGACCTCGACGTCCTTGACGGCGGCGGCCATGCCATAGGCTTTCTGGTAGTCGCCGGCGGCGCGGCGCAGATCGTCCAGCGTCAGCGACCCATCCGACTTCGCCGCGCTCTCGGCGGCCTCGTCGGCGCGGTCCTGCTCGTCCTCGGGGCCGACCCGGTTCTCGCCGGTCGAGATGGCCGGTTTGTCCGTGTCTTCCGTGACTGCGGATTTGGCAGACAAGCCGGCCAGCACTTCAGCCCGCGAGTGCCCGTTCGCCAGCGCTCCGTCGATCTTCTCGATCGGCACGCCGGCCTTCTCGGCGGCGTCTTCGAGGGCCTTGTCCTCGGCCATCTCCTCCTTGGTGCGGCGCTTGCGGTCGCCGCTGGACTGGCCGCGCAGGCGCTCGGGCTCGACAGCCGGGGTTTCCTCGGTCGTCTCGGGTTCCTCGCCGTTCAGATCGGCCATGAGTTCGTCGGCGCCGGCGAACCGCTCCAGGCCCCCCTGCTCAACTTCCGCCATTGCCATCTGGGTCTCGACATTCGGCGACGACAAGGCCGTCGAGGCGCGGTTGAAACCGAGAGCCGACAGGGCCTGATCCAGATAGCGCCCACCGGCACCGGCCTGGACTTCGCCTTCCGGCACGGTCACTTCAATTCTGAGGGTCATGCGAGAACCTTTCTGATCGCAGTCCAGAGGGTCAGGAGGCGGGACTGAAGCGCCTCGTCGATCGAGCCCGCGAGGGCCACGACCTTCACAACGGCCTGTCGTTTCTGGCCGATATTCGTAATTCGGAGCGATGCCTGGCTCATGTGGGCCGGTACAAAGCTGGTCTCCACGAACCAGAGGACCGCGGCTGCCGACAGGTCGATGGCCTCGCCGGCGGCGACGATCTGGCCGAGGAAGACACGGGCGCCGTTCGGCTTCTGGAAGAACGCCACGGCGGCGTCGCGGTTCGCCGGGGTCGTCGCGCCATCGACCTTGACGACGCCGAACTTGGCGAGCCCGTCTTCCAGAATGGTCCCAACGTCCTTGTGCCAGTACATCAGCACGATCTTGTCGAGCCCGCAGTCGAACTCGTCCTTGACGGCGTCGACGACGGCGCGGGCCTTGATCTCCCCGGTCAGCCGCCGCAGCGGTCCCAGGTGCATCTCCAGTTCCTTCGTGGCGCCGGTCTCCGCTGCGGCCAGCACGGCCGTCCGGTCCAGATCGCCCTCGACCTGGCGTTTCATGCGATCCGACACGATCAGCGGCAGGATGTCGTAGACCGGCGGGCGGATACCCACGTCCTCCTGGGTCCGGCGCAGGAAGAAGCCCTTCAGGCGCGCGGCGAGCTCGTCTTCGTTGCGTCCCTCGACGATCACCGGGATCCGGTTGAAGTTCGACAGCTTCTTCATCCGCACGACGCAGTAGCGGTGCAGGAAGTCGTCGTAGCGGGTCACGTCCGGCCAGCCCTTGGCCTCGTCGGCCTCCAGCCGATCCGGGCACAGGGCGCGCATCCGGGGAAACATATCGGCCGGGCTGTGCGGGAGCGGTGTGCCCGTCAGCGGCCAGACCGCGTCGGCCGTCGCGTAGAGCGCCTGCGCGTTCAGCAGCAGATCGCCGTCCGGCACGCCGTAGAGGCTCTGGGTCCGCTTGGCCTCGAAGGACTTGGCGTAATGATCCTCATCGGAGATCAGCAGCGACCAGCGGCGCGCCAGCAAGGCAGCGCGGACCTTCGGGTCGGCGATCGACGGCCAGCCCACGATGACCACGTCGGCCGTCGTGGTGCCGGCGTTCTTCGGCGTCATGATCGCGGCGCGGCGGTCGAACACCGACCACTCGGCCAGGCCCTTCAGCCAGACGCCGCGACCGGACGCCGTCGTGATGATCAGGATGGTCTCGGCGAGGACCAGATCGGCCGCGATGATCGCGGCGCCTGTCTTGCCAACACGGGGTGCGTCGGCGAGCAGGGCGTAGCGGCGGGCGGCCAGAAACCGCGCGCCGTCGATCTGGGTGGGGAGCGGGATCACTCTGCGCTGCCCGCAGGCTTCCGCGACTTAACGGCCTCGCGCGTGGCACGGATGCGAAGCTTCACGACCCGGCCTTTCACGCGAGCAGCATGAGCCTTGGCGTTTTGGTAGCAAGAGAACTGGAGATCGCGATCGGCCCACACAGTCTGTCCGGCCGTGAAGCCGGTCCTGCTCGGGTGGCAATACAGCCCGTCGCTGACTTCTACCAAGTAGATCAGAACGGGAGCGAAGCGTTGCGGTCGATACGTCATGGCGGTGGCTCCTTGCCTTCATGCCCTCAGTTTCTTCACTGTCTGCCAGTGTATGTCGTTGTAGCATACACTGGCAGACAAAGCGGTCAAGCGTCTTTTGCGATCCCGCCGGCGATTTCCCCGCCGCAGGCAGCGTAGCCGGCCTTGTCGACCCAGCTGTCCTGGTGGAGCGGGTCGTTCTCCAGCCGCGCCGTCTTCATCAGGTCCATCATCAGGGCGACGTCGATCGCGGTCAGTTCCTGGACCTCGTCCTCGATCTTGCCGGTGTTGTAGAGATGGGCCGACCACAGCCGCGCGATGCGGGCGAAATTGTCCTCGGGCTTGCCGTAGTTCAGGCCGCGGTCGGCTACGGCGGCCTTGGCGTTGTCGAGGAGCGATGCCTTGGTGACGGTTGGCTCCTCGGCGAACCGCACTTCTTGCCACATCCCGTCGTCACGAATGAAGCGGAAATCGGCGGGTTTCTCGCCCGCCGGTTCGTCGGCCCACTCAGCCACGAGATTGTCCGCGATGAACCGCGGGTCGCCACTGCAATCACCGTCAGGGGCGTAGCGTTGCGAACCGAAACCCTCGATGACGCCCGACCAGGAGAAGCGGTCAATCGAAGTGCGTGGACGCATTGGCCCGACTTTTCGGCCTCTGCCGTCCCGGTAGAACTTTCCTAGCTCGATCTTCATGCGAAAACTCCTTGTGCGGGGTTGAGGGGTTCGATCCGGATCCACAGGCCCGGCTCGCCTCCAGTGGCCTTTCAGGCGAACACGCCCTGTAACTGGGGGCGCGCTTTCTCGCGGCGCTTACGCGCCGATTTCACGGATTGGCATTCCCGACACACGCGGGCGATGCCGTTTGTTGCGGCCCGGTTCTTCTGAAATTCGTGGAACTCCAAGAGCCGACCGCACGCAGAACAGGCTTGCACGTTGATGTTCGTGTCCTGCCCGACGCCAACGTAGAGCATCGGGTCTGACTTGCAGATTTGCCAGTCAATCCAGCGCACCGAGTACCAGCGATCGTCGAGCGGGATGGCGTCTTTCACGGCATCGCACACCATGTCCAGGAAGTTCGTCGCATCCCCTTTGTGGTTCGGTTTCTGCACGTAGATGTCGATCCACAGTTTGTTCTGGACGACGTTCCCCGCCGTGACTGCATCTCGTATCGCCCCGGTCAGGAGGGTCCGGTAGTAGCGCGCCTCATCTCGCAGGAACGTGTGGCCCGATCGGGTCGACGTGAACAGATTGTTCTTCGACCCAGACCAGCTGAACGGCACCGCGACCTTCGTATACCAGATGAGGTTCGGCATTACCGGCGCGGTGTCGACCATGCTTCGTCGTTCGGCGCGGCTGATTTCCTCACCGTTCGCCGCCCATGCAGCCCGTTTCTCGTTGAACTTCTGGCGCCCTTTCTCAAGCTGGTAGAGGCCCTTCCGCTTGATGTCGCGCGTTTGCGAGCAGTCACGGCAGTAGCGTTGCGACGGGCCGCGCTTCGGCACCTCTGATCCGCAGTCGGAGCAGACAATCGTGCCGAAGTCGGCGGATTTTCGCTTCTTCGTCATCCGCGCGGCTGACCCAGCAGAACGATCTCGATGGGCTCGGCGCTCATTCCGGCCGAGCCTGCGCACAAAGCGGGTGATGTTGTGCCAGAATGGCCTCGCATCTCCTCGCCAGCGCCGACTGGGTCGTCATGGCCCGGAGGTCGTCGATCTCGTTCAGGGCCTGCTGCGCGCCTTCCGCATCGTCGGCTCGCTCGCAGTTCCGAAGGGACTGCCCGAGCATCCAGAACATGCGGGTTTCAAGGCTTTCGATCGATGCAGCTTCCATTACGCGACCTCCTCCAGATACTCAGCTAGCCTTACCGGCTCGCCGCGGTCAAGTTCCAGAACACAGAGCAGTGCAGCGAACCAGTCGCCCGGGATGCTGCCGCGGCTGTACCACTTCTGGACAGCCTCGGGGTTCGGCGCCTTCATTCCGTAGAGCGTGAACAATACCGGAACATGCTGCGGGGTGCCAACCTTGTCCGTCAAAAATCGCCGGGCTGCGAACATCTGCTGTCTGTCCTTCGTATGCTGATTTTGTCCGTTCTGACAGACAGATTGTCTGCCGTCAACTGCTATTCGGACAGATTGTCGCTTGACCGCTGCTGATAATCGCCATACAAGCGACATACACAGTCTACTGAACGCGACGAGGGACGGGGATAAAACAATGGCACGACGGGACCGCACACACCTGGGCGGCGATAGCATGGAGGGCGGTGCGCTGGCTCCGAAACACCTGACGAAGCAGGAGTTCGGACGCCGCGTCTACAACCTCATGCTGAAGAAGGGGTGGCGCCAGGCGGATCTCGCCCGCGCTTCCGATCTCCCGCCGGACAGCATCTCCTCCTATATACGCGGCTTAAAGGTGCCGACGGCACTCAGCTTACAAAAGCTGGCTCAGGCGCTGGACATCCCCGCGCACGAATTGCTGCCCAACCAGGTCGAGCACGCCATCAACGAGGACTTTCCGAGCCTCGAGATGCGCGTCAGCACCAGCGACCCGTCCCGCGCGTGGCTGCGGGTGAACCGCTGGGTGTCGACGTCGGCCGCCGCCAAGATCGTGGAGATCCTGAACGATGACCACCTTGCTGACCGAAGCTGAAGCCGCCGAGCGGCTGCGCTGCTCGGCCCGCACCGTTGCCCGCCTCAGAAGACGAGGGGCGCTTCGGTATGTGCCGGGGCGCCCGATTAAGATTGACGAGGCCGATCTGCTGGACTGCCTGGAGCAACTGAAATGCCGAAATTTACCCTCCGAAGGCTCGACGAGCGGGACCGGGACAGCCGGTTCTACATCTTCTGGACGGAGGGCCGGCGCTCTAAGCGAGAAAGCACAGGCGAGACTGACGAAGGCGCGGCGCAAGCGTATTATGCCCGCTGGATCCTAGACCGCGGTAACGAGGCATCCGAAGTGGCCGGCGCGGCGACGCCGGTCGCGGACCTCTGGGACGTGTATGCGCGGCGCCATGTCGCCCGCGAGGTCGCATCGACCGACACGGCCCGTTTCTCCTGGAAGAACCTGGAGCCCCATTTCGGCCCGCTGCTCTTGGGCCAGATCGACCAGGACTGCGTCGATCGCTATTTTGACAGGCGCGCGGCCGGGCGGATCGGGCGGCCATCCAAGCCGCCGACGGTGCGCCGTGAACTCGTCGCCCTGCGCGCCTGCCTGAACTGGTGCGCCCATCCGAAGCGGAAGATCGTGGCGCCGGCGCTGCTGCCCGTCTTCGACCTGCCGGCGTCCGGCGAGGCCCGCGATCGCTGGCTTAAGGATGCGGAGGTCGCGCGCTTGCTGGCGGCGGCCGAGGCCATGCGCGGCGGCTCGCGCCTGTCGCGTGGCGAGCGGTTCCTGCGGATCGCGCTGGAGACCGCCGCGCGCAAAGAGGCTATCATGGAATTGACGTGGGATCGCGTCGACTTCGAGACCGGCGTGATCCATCTGAACGTGCCGGGCCGGAAAGCGACGAAGAAGCGCCGGGCCGACGTTCCGATCTCGGCGGCGCTGCGGCCGTGGCTCGAACGGGCCCATGCGGAGCGCACCGGCAATCTCGTCATGGATCATTCCGGCGAGGTCTGGGCGCTCGTCCAGGCGATCGCCGTCAAGGCTGGATTTGGCGGATCGAAGACGCCGAGCGGGAAGAACCGGGCGACCGGAATATCCCCTCACGTGCTACGGCACACGGCCGCGACGCAGATGGCACGCCGGGGCGTGTCATTGTTCAAGGTCTCGAAAATCCTCGGCAACAGTATGCTCATGACGGAGCGTGTGTATGCGAAGCACGCGCCCGGGGACTTGAGGGAAGCCGTCGACACCATCTCGAACTGGAAAGAGGCGGCCGAATAGGTGCGCGCAAAGTTGGGCGCAAATGCCCAAAATGGGCGTCTTCCGCGGCAGACACTGGCAGACAACGGCAGATAGTGGCAGGCTGGAGCGCCTGTGAAACAACGGAAACCCCGCAGCAGACGGCCGACAGACAAAACGGATAGCTGTCTTGGTAAGGGAGAGGCCCGGGGTTCAAATCCCCGCGGCAGCACCATTCAAGTCCTTCTTTTTGAAGGCAAACCTCCCCCAGCAGACACTTTCCAAATCGGCTGACAGATGCGTTTTTGGGCGCACTTTTGGGCGCAAACCGGAGAGAAGCGATGACTGACGCAGAACGCCTGGACTGGCTGGAAATGAACACTACCCTGCATTTCGCGGTGGAGATGCTCTACGTCGTGGACGGCTACGAGGCCTCCCTAACCAGCAACGGCAACCCCTTGTTCACGGCTCGCGGGGATACGTACCGGCAAGCGGTCTACGCGCTGAAGCGTGAGATCGCAGAACAAGTCGCGGCCTGAAACGCACCCATTTGCGCCCAAACCCGCGTCGTCCTACAACCGATCCGAAACGGACGGAGCGGGCGATGCGGTACACGGAAAAATGGGAATGGGCAGGTTACGCGGTCGTGACGTGCGGGACGCTCTACCTGATCGCGTTCCACACCGACGACATGATCGCGCTGCTGAAGCCGTGGTTCTAGCCGAACACCCCGAACAGATCATCGCCGAATAGCGCCAGCTTCCTCTGCTGGTCGGCGGCCTGGGCTTCTGCCTCGGCCGCCTTTCGCTGTGCCAGATAGGTCGCGAAGTCCTGCGGCTGCGGGACCGGCACGGTCTGCACCTGGTTCGCCGCGACGAGATCCCCGAACAGCGCCGGCGCCGTCGTGGCTTCCGGCGTCTGGGCCATCGGCTGCGGCGACAGCATCCGCGAGGCGGTGGCCGGCGCACCAGCGGCAGCCGGCGCGGACGCGGCGCCGCTGAAGGCGCGGCGAAGCCAATCCGGGGCGTTCGCGCCCTTGCCGCCCGCGCCCCATACGCTCGGCGACCCGAAGCCGACGTGCATCGAGCCTTCGCGCATGTAGCCCGGGCCGGCACCGAAGCCGGTTACGCCCGCTGCGGCGGCGCGCTTCACGATGTCCTCGAAGATCGGCCTGTCGCTGTCGCGCGCCCAGTTCAGGCGCTGGCCGCCCTTCGTGAAGAACACGTCGGCCGACTTGCCGTGATCGTGCCGGACGGAGCCGACGCGCTTGTCGCTGGTGCCCTTGGCCGGCTGGCCGCCCGAAAACACCTCCATCGCGAGCCCGAGTTCCGGCAGGAACGAGAAGGCGTCAACGAGGCTCTGGTCGAGCGGCTGGTTGCGCGTGGCGCCCTGGTTCGCATATCGCACATACGGCGCCATCACTGATCCTCCATGATCGCGTCCATCGTCGGATCCTCGGCCATCGCGTCGTCCAAGAGGTTCACGATCTGCGTGGCCCGCACGCCGTACTTCTGCGTCAGCATCCGGCGCTTGGCGGCGAAGTCGGCCGGGTTGAACTTCTCGAGCAGATCGGCCGCCATCTCCGGGTTGTTCACCGCGGCGCTGGCGATCGCGTCGATCGCGCGGGCCTGGACCTGCTTCGAGCGGTTCCGCAGCCACGTCGACCCGATGTCGATCAGGGCGATGCCTGGCGTCATCTGGCCGCGGTTCACGCTCCGCATCCGGCTGGCGAGCGAGGTGGCCGACAGCGACGGGTCGTAGCCGCCCTTCAGGATCTGGCCGGTGCCGGACGATCCGGCGGCGCGGGCGCGGCCGCTGACCTCGGCATTGGCGAGCGCGGCGAACACTTCCTTGATGTCGGCCAGCTGCTGCGGGTTGTCGGCCCAGAGCTCATCAGCGACGGCGGCGGTCTTCGGGTCGTCGAAGATTTTGCCGAGCGCGTTGACGCTCCAGCGCTTCTCGCCGTTCACGTCGGCGGCGACCTTCTTGGCGTCCTTCACCACGTCCCAGAAGGCTGTCCGCAGGTTCTCGCGGGCCTCGGGCGTGTTGCCGACGGTCTTCAGCAATTCCTGCACGGCCTTCTTCGGCTGCGGCCCACGCGTCAGGTTGTTGATCGCGTCGCGCGTCGCCTCGACGTCGAACTTCAGGTAGGAGGCCGTCGCGCTCTTGCCGGGCGTCGTCAGGCGCTTCGTGACGTCGGCGCTGGCTTTCTCTGCGGTCGACAGCGCGGCGCGCGACGCGCCGGCGTCCGCCAGCTGGGTCTTCAGGTCCGGGAACTCGGCGAGGACGATGCTGTTCTCGTCGATGAACTTGCCCAGCGCTTCCGGCTTGTCGATCAGCCCGCGCGTCTTCACGCGCGCCAGGACTTCATCCGTGACGGCGTTGCGGGCGCGTGGGTCCGCCCCGGCTTCCTGCATCATGGCGCGGAAGTCGGTCACGCGCCCGCTGTCGAGCTGGACGAAGCGTCCGGGAACAGCGCTGTCGTCGAGCGCATAGCCGCCACCTTCGCGGGTGCGGAGCGTTTCGGCAATGCCCGTACCCGGGCGCTCGAACCGATCGGCGACGTCGCGGCGGGTCGCGCGGGCGGTATCAAGCTGCTCGCGCAGTTCCGCCGGCACCGCCTGATCGACGAAGTCGTCGACCTCCTTGCGGTACAGATCGGTGACGCGTGCCTTGTTCGCCTGGCCGGGCGTGGCGCGAGCGGCGCGCACGTCGTCCGTCAGGCCGCCGCGGATCGACGTCACCTCGTTCAACGGGACTTCGCCGCGCGCCGGCGTGCCCGGCTTCATCAGCGGGCGACCGTCCGGCCCAAGAATGGCGCTCTCCGACGGCGGGGCTTCGGGTTCGACCAGACGCGACGGGATCCGTGCCTCGGACGGCATGAAGCGCTCGCGGTCATTCGTCGGCAGCGCGCCGGTGGTCTCCTCGAAGCGCGACGCCAGCGGCGCCACGTCGACCGGCACGGTCGCTTCGTTGATCGGCTGGTAGGCCTGCCGGACCTTGTCCTGTTCGGTGGCGTAGCGGTCGGCCAGCGCGCCGCGCAGCGACGAGCCGCGCGCCGTCGCGTCGGTCATGCCCGGTTCGACCTTCTGCATGATGTCGTCGAAGGCAATGCGGGCCACGTCGACCTCGTCGGAGGCCTGCGCGATGCGGGCGTCGCGCGCCGCGTCCAGTTCGGCCCGGAACAGCGCGGGGTCGCCGCCCGGCGCGAAGCCCTCCATCCGGTCGTTGATCGCGCGCGTGTTGCTGGCGCGGCGCGAGTTCGCGGCGCCCGGCGAGATGCCGTCCTGGTTAAAGGCGAAGGTCGCCATGCCGGGATCGCCCGATCGGTCGGCGATGTTCGCCTTGTAGCCGGGCACGACCTGCTCGACTTCGGACGGGCGGCGCAGCTTGGTGGCGAGCCCGCGCGCATCGACCGGCTTGCCGCCGTTGGCCGCGAACTGCTCGGCGAGTTCGGTGGAACTGGCCGCCAGACGCAGCGCCACGTCCTCGCCGGCCACGTCGTCGACGAAGCTCGGCGAGCCGGTGGCGCCGCCGACCACGTTGCCGACCGCGCCGAGGGCTGCGTTCGTCGTGCCGACGGCGGTGGCGCCGGCCAACGAACCGATGAAGTCGGACCAGAAGTTGTCGCCGAACTGTTCGTTGCCCGCGATCTCGTTGCTGACGCCTGCGCCGGCACCGGCGCCGAGCGCATAGGCCGCCTCGCGCCCGACTGTCCGCGCCGGGGCGACGGCCATTGGTTCGCCGAAAGTGCGGGCGATCGGTCCCATCTCACGCACGGCATCGACGCCCTTGCGCGCAATGATGCCGCCGGCGCCGACGAACGGGATCGTCGCGCCGACCTCGGCGCCGACGCGGCCCGCAACGCGCTGCATGGCGTCCTGGGGTTCGGGGGCCGGCTTGACCAGCCCGAAGCCGGACATGATGGCGTCCACGAACTGGCTTCCGCCGACCGGCTTGTCGCTGATCGGGCCGACACCGTCGACGCCGGGCAGCAGGTTCGCCAGCATCGGCGCGGCGTTCACCATGTCGACCGGGGCGCCAAGGATCGCGGACATGCCCTTGCGGGCGCCCTCGGAGGCGATCAGGCCGGTGTCGATCGCGTAGCCGCCGGCGCCGCGGCTGGGAACCGCGGGCGTGCGATCCCATTCATCGGGCATCTGCGGGGCCGGCGAGGGCGTGAAGCCGTCGGCCGGTGCGGCCACTTCGGTTGCCGGTGCTTCCGGGCCGCCGAACTGCTGCCGCATGACGCGCTGCATCACCTCCGGGGGCGTGCCCTCGGGGAACTCGACGATGGTGCCGTCCGGTGCCTCGACTTCGATCATTCCAGCGCTCCGGTGGCGGGGTTGTAGCGCAGGCGCCGCGCGCCGCCCGATGCGGCGGGCGCCGGCTCGGCCGATGTGCCCGTGCCGATCTGGTCGGGCGTCAGCGGGGCGCGCTCGCCGGTCAGCGTCTCGGCGGTGCCGAGAGCCCGGCGCATCCGATCGCGCGCGACGTCCAGCACGGCCAGAACGCCCTGATCGTTGCCGACGACGCCCTGACCGAGCGCGTCCAGTTCCCGCTCCAGGGCGAAACGCGAGACCTCGCCGTCCGGGTTGTTCAGCTTGGCGTTCGCGTAGGCGAGCTCCAGCAGCTGGGCGCGAACCTTCCGGTAGACCGGGTTGTAGGCCTGGTTGGGCGGCAGCACCCGGTCGACGATCCCGTTCAGCTGATCGGGCGTGACGATCGAGTTGGCGTCGCCGCCGAAGGACTGCGAGAACTCGGACACGACCTGGCGGGCATCCTGCGCGAAGCTCAGGACGCCGGCGGCCATGCCGGACGCGGCCGGGTTGCTCTTGATCGTCTGTTCGATCTCGTTGACCAGCCCGTTCGTGTTCGAGACGGTGGCCCGAAGCGCCTGGGCGCGCGTCAGGTTCGTCTTCGTCCCGAGCCCGACTTCCTCGTTCGTTCCGGTGGGCTTCGGCATGTCGAAGACCTGGATGCCGGCGGGGAGCGGCTGGCCCGTCTGAGCGTCCGCCCAACGACCATCCGGCCCCTGAATTGCGGGCACGCGGCTGCCGTCCGGCAGCACGGCCAGACCGTTTGTCGGCTTGGCCTCGGCGCCCTTGTTGATGAACGGGGTCTGGCCGACGGCGTCGGGGCGCCGGACATAGACCGGGCTGACGCCGTCCTCGGCGATGATCTGCTCGATCGGGATGTCGCCGAGCGCCAGATCGCGCTGATCGGTCTCGGGCAGGCCCTGCACGATCCGGCCCTTCACCTGTGTCTCGCTCGGGGCGAACTTGTCGGCGGCATACTGCTGCGCCACGCCCGGCCCCTGACCGAGAATGGCCTGCGCCAGCACTTCGTCGGTCGACAGCGGCGACGCGCGGCCGTCGGCCTGCGGCAAGGCGCCCGAGGCGCCGTACATGCCGGCGATCTCGGCGGGGAGTTCCGGCCGAACCTGACCTTCGGACAGCGGGCCGAACAGCCCGGCGAGGCTGGACAGCTTCTGCTGTTCGATCCCACCGGCCACGGTCGCGGCGTTGTTCGCACGTGAAGTCGTGGCGCCGACATCGACGCCGTAGCGCTTCGTTGCGTCGTCCATCTCGACGGATCGCATCGTCTGGGTCGGCACGAACGCGCCGGCGCCCACGCCCATCCGGTCGATCCGGCTCCAGTCGGCGTTCGGATCCTGCGTCAGCGAGAAGAAGTCGGCGAGGCGCTTGGCCTCGGCGTTCTTCGCATTGGCGGCGGCCCAGCCGGCGGCTTCGGCACCGGACGGCGGCGCGAACATGCCGGCGATGCGCTCGAAGCTCTGCCCGATCGCGGGGTTGTTATAGATGGGCATTCAAGCGCTCCTAGCCGTAATACAAACCGAGGCCGACGGACTTGCGAACCTTGTCGCCGGCCTGCCGCGCACCCTCCCACGGGTCCGCGCTAGTGCCGAAGGGCGACGTACTCAAGCTCTTGCCGGACAGCCCCGCGTTTGTCGTGATACTGCCGAGCCCACCCAGCACATCACCGAACATCTTCAGGCCGTTGCCAGCCTGCCCAGCCGCTTCCATCTCGTAGGGCAGCATCGAGGCCGACCCGCGCATGAAGCCGCCAATCTGGCCGATCTGCCCGGCGTCGCGGGCCTGCTCGCGGCTGATGCCGCCCAGCAGATCGCCGAAGGACCGGACCTGACCGAGCGCGGCGCCCTGTGTGTTCGTGAAGTCCCGCGCGTCGGAGCGCTGCTTGCCCTCCTCGGCGATCGTGATGTTCGACGTGGACCGCGGCAGCGCGGACGAAGCGTTGGCGTCGCCCGCGTCGATCGGCGCGGACTGGAAGTAGTCGGCGAGCGAGGTCGCCTTTTCCTCCTGCTGGCCGCCGAAGTCCTGAAAGCGGTCCTGCGACTGCGTGTTCAGCGCGGCGGCTTCCGCCTCGAGCCCGCGCTGGCGATCCTGTTCGGCCGCCATTGCCTGAGCCTGGGCCTTCTGGGCCTTGCTGGACGCGAAGGAGTTCGCGGCGATCGACGCGCCCGAAAGGGCAACGCCGGCGAGGGTCATGGGGTCACAGATTGTCGCACCCTCCGGACGCCGCCAACAGCTTTGTCCCTTTCTTGCGGTGTTCCGCCGCCGGTAGGTATTGAAGGTTCCACATCACGTTCAGGCCGCAGAAGTTCGCGCCCGCCAGTGGGTGAATGTGATCGACGTGGTGCCCCTCCGGGCGCCGGTCGTAGAAAGCCTTGATCTCGGCCACGTCCGCCCATGGCGGCGTTGCGCGCCTTATCCGCTCGCGGTAACGCGCCGCCCCGGCCCGCACCTTATCTGGGTTCGCGAGCCGCCACTGTCTGTTTATCTCAGGCAGCCGGTCAGCGTTTTCCCGCTTCCACCGCTGCTTCGTCGCCATGTGGCTCGGGCGGTGCTTCTTGTACGTCCGGCGACAGGCGGCGCGCGAGCAAGTTTTGCACCACGGATGCAGCCCGTCGTCGCGGGTGCGGTCCTTGTTGAAGAACTCCGTCGGGTGCGCTTCGCCGCACTTGCTGCACGTCTTCATTATCGCGTCACGACCGACGAGGTCGGTGTGTCGAACAGCCCCGTCGAGTATTTCGGCTTGATCGCGCCACCGCTGAGAGACGCCGCGCGTTCCTGCGCCGCCTGCGCGCCCAGACCGGACGAGAAAGCGTCGAACAGGCCGACGAGCGGGCTGTAGGTCTGCGGCTTGGCGAGCATCTGGGAACGGGACAGGGCCGAGTTGACGGCGCCGGATGCGTCGCCCGATGCGTTCAGCGTCGACAGCAGGTTCGCCCGCGCGTCCTCGACCGCGTTGCGTGTCTGGCTCTCGTAGTTCAGCGCGGTGTCGCCGACGCTCTGCTTCTGTGTGTCGTAGAGCTTCTGGAGTTCGGCGGCCTTCTCGGCGCGGGTCGAACTGTCCAGCGTGCCCGACCGGGCCAGAGCGAAGGTCAGCTGCTTCTGCGCGTCGGCGTACTGGTCCTCCAGCTGCGGCGTCGCATACGTCGAATAGGCGTCGCGCTGCTTGGCGAAATAGTCGTCGTTGAACTGGCTGTCGAAGATGCTGTTGACGCGCATCGTTCCGTCGCGGATGCGCTGCTGGCGGATCTCTTCTTCCTTGCGCGCTCGCGCCGCAACCTTGTCGCTATCGTCGTCGAGAAAGGTGCCGCCCATCGGTCATGTCCCGGTCAGCCGCTTCACCATCGCCGATCCCACCCGCTCGAAGCCGAAGTGCTCGAGGAATTTTGTGGTTCGATCCGTGTTGAAGCTGTTGTCGTTGCCGCCAATGAGCCGATCCGCTCCGAGCCTGGTGGCCCATGCGATCTGTTCCTTGGCGAGAAGGACGGCTGCCCGAGTTCCGCGTTTTTCCGGCACCACGTAGATTACTTTCTGCACGGCAAAAAAGCCAGCCCTGTAGTCATACGGGCTGAAACCGGCATGGCCGAAGCCAATGATCTGCCGTTTGTCCTCGACGACCCAGACCGTGGTGTGAGCGCCGTCGATGTATCTGAAGAAGACCTGACGAACGCGATCGGCGTCGAACGGCTCGCCCGGCTTCGTCTCCTCGACGTTGCGCCGGGTGAGCTCGACGATCGTCTCGACTTCGTCTTCAAGGGCGAGGCGGACGAACATCAGGGGTAGTAGCGCATCTTGTGGTCGGGGTCGTCCTTCACCACACCGCCTGCCAACCGAGTGAACAGTTCGCCAGGGTTGCGCGGCGCCGTGCCGCAAGGAACCGGATCGGCCCAGAATGTCTTGCGCGGCGATACATACGGGCTCCCGGGCAAAGGCAAACCGTTGGCGGCCACCGGCTCGGGGCACGTGTCCACATGCGGGGCGTGCGTCTTGCCACAGCCTGTGCAGTGCCATGCTTTGCGTTCGGTCATCACTCGTCTCCCTTGACCCATGCGAATTGGTGGAATGTCTGGCCGTCGCGGCCGTAGCCCGGCATCGTCGCTTCGTGCTTCAGGCCAAGCAGCCCGATCCAGCGATGGGCCTCGGCGTACCCATCCATCGACACGCACTCGATCCGGTGGACGCCGGCGCCCCGGTAGCGCGGGAACAGGTTGCCGCGGATAAAGCGCGTCAGCCCGATCGCGACCTGCGGGAACAGGTAGTTCGCGAAGAACAGCAGCGTCGCCACGTTCGGCCGGGCCTCGATCATCGCGCCGACGCCGATCGGGACGCCGGACTTGCTGACGCACAGCGCATCCGGGTTGCTGCCATAGCGTTTGATCAGGCTGTAGTTCAGTTCGTCGCGTGTCGCAGCCGACGAGACCGCCATGAACTCGTCGACGTCGCGATCCCGCATCGATCGCACGACCGCCTCCACGTCGCGGCGTGTCGCGCCCTCAATTCGCACGGCTACGATCCCGCAATTCCAGCAGCTTCTCGATCACCGGTGAGGTCTGTTCAGCCATCTTGGCGGCGAACTTCTCCTTCCAGTCCTCGCCGTGCTCCTCGCGTTGCTTCTGCGCGAAAGCGCGCAGCATGGCTTTAACTCTGGGTGATGGTTCAGTCCGCATCGCCGTCGCCCTCGAAGTGGATCACCATGGCGCCGAGCCGCGCCGGCCCATCGCCGGTCGTGCGCGCCAGGATGCTGAAATGGGTGGCCTCGGCGTACAGCCCGACCGTGCCGTGGCTGTAGCTGGTCTCGGCCAGCACGCCGATCTTGTCGAGCGTCGCGAGATCGCGCGGGTCCATCCCGACGAAGAACTCCCAGTCGCCATCGACCGCGGCGTCGAAGCCCTTCAGATGCTTCTTCCGGGTCGGCTCGTTCGCGTCGAGATACGGGATGCGCGCCACGGCGACCGTGTCGTCGTGGACCGGCGTGTCGCTGAGGCCGCCATAAGCGTAGATTGTATCGCCGGACCGGACGAACATGCGGCGCCGGAACGGGACGAGCCGCTCGACATCGAAACCGGGCTTGTAGGTCGACCATGCGCTGACTTTCGCTCCGCTGAAATAGGAGAAGACGAAGATCGTGTCCTTGATCGACAGCCAGAACCGGCCGTCGCGCGGCTCGATCGCGCCATTGATCTCGGCGCGCTCGTTGTCGGTCAGTCCGTTCAGTGCGGCCGAGATCAGCGTGTCGACGGGAACGCCGATGTCCTCGGTCGCCGCGGCGTTCGAGCTATCGCGTGCCCGCAGCGAGCGCAGGCCGGTCTCGTTCAGGTAGAACAGGTCGGCGTCGCCGAACTGCGTCACGGAGCGCGGGCTGGCCGTGCCGGTGTTGTTCAGCACCTGGGCCTGGGCGTTGTTCGCCGGGTCCGGGTCGACGACCCAAATCTGGATGACGCGCTCGGCGAAGACGGCCACGAAGTCCTGGTACTTGGCGAGCGCCGTCAATTCCTCCGAGCCGGACGTCTCCGAGGACATATCGACGAAGCCCGCGCCGGTCGTCTCGGTCGTCCACTTCGTCGGCTCCTTGATGCCCGAATAGTGCATGTTCGGGCCGGACGTCGAATAGACCTTCGAGCCGATCGTCTTGACGAACGCGCCGGGCGTGAAGCCGCCGTCCGCGCCGTTCGCCATCTGAAGCCCCGTGGACGGAGACAGAAGAAGGCCGTTGGATACGCTGGCTGTGACAGGGTAGCCGTTAGGGGCGGCGCCTGCTGTAGCCGCCACGATGTTGACAGCCGCGTCATTGACGGTCGCGGTGTAGTCCGGCGAAGACGTGAAGCTGTTGATCGCCGCTGCGATCGCACTCGCGGTCACGTTATTGCTGGTGTCCCAGTCCACACCGGATGCGATGATCGACACGCCATTGACCTGGAGGCTTTCCAACCGCGACGTCGCCGCGTCGGCGCCGCCCGCCATGAGTGAGATATTCACGCCGGTCACGTCGCCTTCGACGTTCACCACGATTGAATTGCCGTTGACGGCCGGTCCCGTGGCCGCCGCCGTAACGGTCACGACCTGGCCGACGGCGGTAGCCGTGTAGTCGGGGCTTGACGTGTGGCTGTTGATCGACCCTGCGAGCGCCGTGGCCGTCGTCGTGTTGTCCCCCGTGTGGTTGACCGGACCCCCGGTGATCGTCACGCCATCGATCGTGATGCTGGTTGCGCGGTTGACGCCGGGGTTGGAGGTTCCGCCCGTGACCTCGAACCGGCCGCTGGCCTTCGTCGGTGGCGTCACACCGCCGTCGACGACCCGGAACTGGGCGCGGGCGCGACCGTCGAACCAGTCAGTAACGCGCACGCCGTCATAAAAGTGATGGCGGCTACCATCCGCAAACTCGCCGACGGCGTAGACCTTGCCAGCGTAGAGATCCTCGGAGAGCACGCGGGTCAGTGCCAGTGTACCCCCGGGGTGCTGGAGGCGCTGATAGCGCACACCGAGCGGCATCGTCGGAGCGACATCGTGGCCGAAGACGACAAGACCCGCCGCGTCCGCGTACATGCCGGTCGTGCCGGCGGGGAGGGCGTAAGTCGAGACGAAGGAGGCGCGCTTCTCGAACTCGCCGCCGCGCGTGATGTGGCCGTCGGTGGCCTCGATCAGCACGCCGCCCGACGTCGTTTCGGGCATCCGGCGGGTATCAAGACCTCCAATGAACTCCTTAATCCATACTTGGGACATGCTAGGAGCCTGCCGGACGGTAGTTGGTGATCATGCGCGGATGGCTGCGGCGCAGCGTGCGATCGCCGACACCGAACATCCGGAACCGGCGGCTGGGCGTCAGGCCCGACCGCAGGCGCGCATAGAGCCGGTTCGCCGCATCAAGCTTCAGCGTCGCGTCCTTGGCGCCGGACGCGCCGAGAAGCTCGGCGGCCGCGTAAAGCACGATCAGCCGGTCGTCGAGATCGGCGCGGTGGTTGTCGTCGGTGAGCGGCTGAAGCTTCCGGATGCCGGTGAATTTCAGGTAGCCGTCGCGGGTCGTCGCGTCCGCGTTGCGGTCGGCGATCGGCCAGAGCTCGACCTGCGCGAGATCGTAATCGTCGTCCTGGCCCTCGGCGATGCGCCAGCGGCGCAGCGGGTAGGACCGCTCGCCCAGATCGCTGTTGTAGGCCGACAGGGCGCAGCCATCGATGCCGGGGGCGAGCGGCATCCAGTACCCATCCGTGAACAGGTCCAGGCGCTCGATCCGGTCGATGTCGAGGTCTTCGGGGGTGTCATAGTAGCGCTGCCCGGCCTGCACCTCGATCTGGCGCTCGACGCGCAGATGCGGCCAGGTGAAGTCGTCCCACAGACGCTCCTGCGTGCGCTGGAGCAGATTGATGTGGGTGTCGCGAACCTGCGTGTTGTGCGCCGGGTTCAGCGATGCGCGCGTTTCGGCCCGCAGGTCGGTCAGGAGTTGAACCAGTGTCGTCCTGCGGGCCATGCTGTGTCCTTACTTCGACTTCTTGTCGTCGGCCTTCTTCGCCTCGGCGCGGGCAGGGGCTTCCTGCTCGGGCGGGGCCTTGCCGTTCTGGAGGCCTTCCTTGACCTGCTCGAACAGCTTCTTTCCGGACTTCACCGGCTTGCCCGAGACCGGGCCGTTGCTGTAGTTCGCGATTTCGTCCACCGCTTCGCTCCTTCGTTACGCGAACGCCGAAGCGTCGCTCATTTCACCGACGCCATCGTCGGTCTCGGCGGCAGGCGCCGAGCTCTTGGCCGTCTTCGCTGCCTGCTTCGCCGACTTCGACGGGGCGCTGCGCGGCGTCATGCGACGGTCGGCCTTGTAGAACTCCTCGTTCAGCCCGAGCTCGTCGAGCGTCTCGAAGACGCGCGCCGCGGCGCCGGGGTAAAGCTGTTCGACCGGGCTGCGGCCTTCCTTGGCGCGGTAGGTGCGGGCCAACCGGGCGCGCTCCTCGCGGTTGGCGCGATCGATCTCGCCGGCGGGCTCGATGTCCCGCACCGCGTCGGCTCCGTGGATCATCTGGAGCACCGGGATCTCGGCCGCGGTCACGCCCAGCTTCGGGACGGTGTTGCGGTGGTCGCCGGCGAGGGAGATCAGGACGTTCGCGATCTGCATGGGTGTTCCTTCGGGTTGGGAGGCAAACCGGCGGGCCGAAGCCCGCCAGCGGTCTTAGATGATGCCGGCGCTGTCCATCTGACGCTGAAGCGCGTTGACCTTGGCCGTCAGCGAGGCAACCGCGTTGCGGACCTCGGCCTGGGCGTAGGTGGCGCCGATCGCGGCGATCGTGTCGGAGGCGGTGCCGCCCGAACTGTCGGTCAGCGCGGTGACGGTGTCGGACTGTTCCAGGCCGACGACGAGGCTGGAGCCTGCCGGCCAGGTCTCGCCGCTGTCATTCGTGAGCGTGATGTTCGACGCGCCGAACGAGACGGCGATCTGGGCGCCGGTGTAGCGGTTGTTGCCCGCGACGGTGGCCGTGTGGCCGGTCGCGGCGTTGGCGCCGGTGTAGTCGGCCTGCACGGTGCCCGCCGGATAGGCGAGGGTGACAGTGCCTTCATCGGCGACGGCGGATGCGAGAGTGGTCTGAACGACCTGATGGCGACGATTGACCATGACCTTGTTCCCTTGAACGATTGAAGGAGAGGGCGCCCCGGAAGGCGCCCTTGCTGGTTCTGGCCTTTAGGCGATGTCGTAGACGCCCGAGGTGTTCAGCTGCTTGGCAACCAGCACGCCCGTCATGGTGATGCCGTTATACATGACGTAACGGTCATACGGCCGGGCCGGGTTGTGCTTCTTCATCCGCTGGCCGTCCATGTAGAGCAGACGGATGCCCGCCCGGCTCATGTCGAGGACGTAGCAGCGCTTGGCGAGGCCCAGCGCGTCGAGCGTCGGATCCCAGATGAAGGGCACACCGGCGTGGTTCGGATCCTGCATGGAGCCGTCCGGCTTCTGACCCTGCCAGCCGGTCTGGGTGTAGTACCCGTTGGCCCGCATCTCGGCCTTGTAGGCGTCGATGAAGTCCGATCCGGCGAACTGGATCTGGTTCGTGCCGCCGTTCCGGAACTGGTTCCGGAAGCGCATCTCCTTGTCGAGATACGTGATCAGCGCGCCGCCGGCGGTGGCCGACGAGGTGATCGGACCCTGGCCGCCCGCCGAAGCGTTGGCCGCGGTGGCCGCCCGGTTGCGCCAGTAGGAGTTCGCGACGCGGCTGATGCCGCCTGTCGAACCGGCCGCCGGGGCTTCCAGGATCAGCGAACTGATACCGGCGAGTGCCTTGGCGTCAGCGGTGCCGTCACCGTGGATCAGCAGGTCGAGGCTGTAGGCGTAGTCCTCGCCCAGATCGTCCATCTTCTCGTCGAGCAGGTTCGCCAGCACATGCTCCTCGCGACCGCTCATCTCGCGGGTCGTCTGGTCGCTGCCGTTCTCGACGATGTCGATGCCATCGATCTTGAGCTCGGTGTGGGTGATCACCGTGCCGATGTGGTGCTCTTTCCACGGATACTTCGCACGCTGACCGTTCGTCGGGTTGTAGTACCCAACCTGGTCGTCGTGGGTGTAGCCTTCGAGAGCGCCTTCGTGCCCGACGCCCTTGACGCCGACGGAGACCTCGAGATTGCCGCCGCTGAACTTGCCGGCGCGCTTGTTGAACTCCTCGAGCATCGGCTTGTTGGCCGTGTTCTGCTTCCAGAGCTTGCCCTTGTCGAGCCAGACTTCCAGAGCGGAGTTGTTGATGTTCGTGATTTCGTCTGCGGTGAAAGCCATCGTGCGAGGCCCTTATGCGGTCACGCCCGGTTCCGTGCCGCTCGAATGATGTCGAGCGTGGATGTCGGTTCGGTGCGTGCATTCCCTGCGACCTGCCCGCCACGAACCGGGGCGATCGGCTGTCTCCGCTGCGACGGGGCGGCTGGAGCCGGGGCGGCGGCTGCGACGGCGTCGTACGCCTTCTTCAGCTGCGCTTTGACACCCTCGGGGGTGTTCGGCTTGCCTTCCGTCGTGTGAAGCCAGGCGATCTCCTTCTGGAGCGCGGGCATCTTGGCGTCGAAGTTCGGATCCTTCGTCCGGCGGTCCTGTTCCCAGGTCGATACGGCCGTCGTGATCGCTGCCGCCCGGTCCTGCTGCTGGCGCGACTGCGCCCGCTGCTGTTCCCAGGTCTGGTTGCGTTCCGTCGACTGCACGCGCATCCGCGAGCGGCTGACATCCATCGCGGCGTCGCGGCTCATTTCGCCGTTCTGCACACGGGACTGGAGGTCTTCGGGGAGAACTTCCCCGGCGGCCACCAGGAGCTTCTGGATCGTCGGCTTCATGCGCTGCCAGGCTTCCGCCGGGTTGCGTTTCATCAGGCCGCCGAGCGTGAGAAGCTCTGCCGTTTCCTCGGCGCCCAGACCCTGCTCGTCCAGAAAGGTCTGGACGTTCTGGTAGCGTTGCGCGTCGGCCTGAAAGGTCTTGCGCTCGGCCAGCAGCTTCTGGAACCGCGGATGCTTGTTGAACGGGACATCCGAGTAGTTCTCGTCGTCCTGCTCGTTGGGATCGTCTTCGCCGGTCTCCTGACCGTCTTCTTCGCCTTCGGCTGACGAGGCCTCCGTGGGGTCTTCCTTTTCCGTCACCGCGTCGCGGATCAGGGACAGGGTGTCTTCGCCCTCGGATGTGTTGTCGTCGGTCGCGGTGGACGTTTCCGCGGTCGCGGGCAGTTCGGTGTCATTCGACACGCCCGCTTCGTCCTCGAACTCGGAGACGCCGTCTTCGACGTCCTTTTCGTTGATGTCGCTCACGTCATCTCCTCAGTCGTGTTGCGAAAAATACGCGATAACTGCTGTTTCGGCAAGCGTCAGCGGTGACAACAGATAATCAGCCCACGAAACCGGCGGTGATCAGGGCAAGCCAGAGGGCCTTGCACGCGATGTGCAGCGCCTGATCCTGCGCGAACGTCGTGGCGCCGCGCGTCTTGGCCTCGTCGATAATCGTGTGCAGAGCCCATTCCGCTGCACCCAACACGACGGACCCCGTGACCAGAAACACCGCGGCACCCTGGATGCCGGCGTGTGCGATTAAGTGATAGACCCGAAGCGGCCCGTTCTGTTTTGCGGACGCCAGGAAGTCGCCCTGAAGCGGATAGTCGGCCACCCAGTGAGCGGCCAGCAGCATCAGCGCGAGCGCCAGAATGTCCATTCGTAATCTCCTCCAGCCGCGATTGCGGACAGCCTAAACCTGATTTGAGCCGAACGCCGGCCCTGACCCGCCCGGGCCGCCCGGCACCGGCGGGCCGTTCGCCGCGCCTTCGCCACCCTGCGCCGTCGGGTCCGTCGCCGCGTCGCCGGTGCCCGGCTGCTGCATCTGGTTCTGCATGACGATCGACGGGATGCCGCTGGAGAGCGCTTCCGTCAGGTCCATCTTGTCGTCCAGCCGGCGGATGGCCTCGCGGGCCAGCCACTCCGGATTGATGCCGGGCATCTGGATCAGGAACGGCAGCATCTGGTTCCAGGCGTTCAGTTCGACCTGCTGGTTCGGCTTGCCCGTCGATCCGGCCTCGACCTCGAGGAACACTTCGTCGGCGATCTCGGCCAATGTCAGGTGCGGCCAGACGGCGCCGGGACCGGCGACCGCCTTGACCTGCTCCTCGGACATCTCGCGCAGCAGGATCTGGCCGGACGCCCGGGCCAGCATTGTCAGGAAGGCGTCGAGGTCATCGACGCTCGACCCGCTCGACGAGGCCGAGGAACTGGCCGCGATGGCGCTCTCGGTGGCCGTCGCCTGGCTGACGCCGCCAAGCTGGGCTTCCTGCGCGCCGACGATGATCTGGATGTCGGTGAACAGCTGGCCCGTCTCATACAGGTTCGGGTCGACACCGGGCACCGGGATCGTCTGGAGGATGTCGGCGATCTTGGTCTGCGGGTCGACATTAAAGCCGATGGCCTCGAACGGCTCCATCGACTTCAGCTTCTCGATGTCCTCGTTCTCGATCGACCCATTCGGGTACGCCCAGCGCGGCCGGGCGGCGCGGCGGTGCTCACGCATCCCCTGGCGGGAGCGGTTGTATTCCATCTGCTGGTCGAGCATCAGCGCGACGTCCGACGGCGGGAACAGTTCGGTTTCGCTCTCGCAGGCGTTGAAGGTCAGCGCGTAAACCGGCCAGAAGTCCTCAACGAAGACGTCCGGCGCCGCCGGCGGCCGCAGGAAGCTGTCATGGCCGTGGGCGAGGTAGTAGACCAGCCCGGACGGCTTGTCGTAGTGCTTCCAGACGCAGACGAGCCCACTGGTGCCCTTACCGCTGCTGTTCGGCTTGATCTCGTCCTCGTCGTCGGTGTCGTCCGGCACCGAATTGATCTCGCTGGCCTCCTCGGCGACCTTGCCGTCGGCCGAGTATCCCTTGAAGCCCTCTTGCTTCAGGTCGACGCCGAACATCTCCTCGACCTCGTCGACCGTGAACAGATATTCAATCGTGACGTGGCGGGCGCCGATGAAGCCGACGAGCGAATGGCACATCTTGTCGGGGATGACCTTCGTCGACTGCGGGAAGTCGAAGATCAGACCCTCGCGCAGCACGATCTCGGGCTCGCTCTGGAGCGCGTTGATAGACGCCTCCAGTTCGGCCATCTCGGCGTCGTCCTGCTGGATGTCGCCGTCGGCGACCTCGCTGGCGAGACGCTTCATGTGGTCGAGCCGGGCGCGGAAGTCGGCCAGCTTCTCGCTCATGCCGGGTCTCGGCCCGGTCTCGCGCTGGAAGCCGAGCTCGACATAGCCGACGCCGGTCGTGCAGGCGCGGCGCACCAGCTGCTTGGCGCCCGTCTTGAAGTCCACCGGCTTCTGCTCGCGCAGCGCCTGCGCGAACAGGATCTCCATGGTCTTGCCGACCTTGGAGACCATGTTGCGCCGCTCCATGCCCTGCTGGAAGTCGGCGACGACGGCCTGCGCCTGCTCGAAAGCCTGGACCATGTGCGGCGGGATGCCCTGCGCCTCGACCGGCATTCCCATCTCGTCGACGCTCGGCATCAGCGCCTGCTGCGCCATGTTCAGCGCCATCATGGCCTGTTCGAGCGACTGCGGGCTCTCGTCCCAGACGGTGAAGTCCAGCGTCTCGCGCCGGCGGGCGACGGCCTTCGGGTTCTTGGCGTAGAGCGCGGCCGTCTTCTGCTGGATGTGGCGGCCGGTGATGTTCGCCTTGTAGCTGGCCGCCGGATAGACCTTGTCCTCGTAGCCGTGCATCGCGACGAACATATCGCGGCGCATCCGGTCAAATGCCTTTTCGTGGTGCTTCTTGTCACCGCGGATCGTCGCCTGGATGCGGCGCACCAGCGCCTTCTCGTTCTCCGGGGCCTGCGGCTCCTCGGCGGCGACGGGCGCGGTCATGTCGGCCGTCATCGGTGCGGCGCCGGTCTCGTCGAAGTCCATCAGAAACCCCCTTGGGCGGCTGCGCGTTTCTTGTATTCGGCCCAACGGTCATGTTCCTTGACCCAGGCGAGTGTGCCGAACTTAGCCGGTTCTGTCCGTTTTGTCTGCTCTTTCGGCCCGTGCTGGCTTTGAAGGCCGAGACCGAACAGAGACAGCATGTCGACGAAGTCATCGTGCAGGGCGTTCGGGAAGCCCAGCATCTCCTCGATCGCCTTGTCCCAGATCGGCCCGTGCGGGATGTAGACCTTGCCGAGCGCCACGCGCGCCGCGATCGACTGGGCGCGGGTCTCCTTGTCGGTGGTCGGCGTGACCTCGACGATGTTGATGTAGGTGCCCGTTTCCATCATGCGCTTCCGCAGGAACGGCCCGATCGACTTCGAGATGTGGCCGCGCTCGGCCCACCACAGCAGGGGTTTCTGGCTCCCGCCGCCCATCGCCAGCATCGCCTCGACGGCCTGATCAGTCGGCACGCGCTTCCAGAACAGGTCGGTCAGCCAGATGTTGTCCTGCTTGTCGACGCCGGCCTTGCCGAAGCAGGACGGGTCGTTGCGCTGCTTCGTGCCAACCGCGTGGTCGGACGTGCAGTAGAAGCGCAGGTCGTCCGGCAGTTCGTGCGGGTGGTAGCGCTGGATGTTCTCGCGCCGGAACAGGATGCCATCGGCGACGGTCGGGCGCTGCTGGTAGAGCGACGCGAAGCCCATCGGGTCGAGGCGTTGCTGGCTCTGGAGGAAGTCCAGATCGAACTGGTCGGGTCCGTCCGGCCACAGCGGCTCGCCTTCTTCGCGGCCGAGCGGGTCGTCGTCCTCGGCGATCGCCGGCAGCCGGATGATCTTCCACTTCTTCGCCTCGATCGCGTTGAAGTGCGGGTTATCCGGATCGGTGATCCGGCCGATCACGTCGTCGGAGTGCCAGCGCGTCATCGTAATGACGACGAGCTTCTTGCCCATCCGGCGCGTCATGGCGACCTTCGTGAACCAGTTCCACGCCGCGTCGCGCACGGCCTGGCTGCGGGCCTCCTCATGGTCCTTGTAAAGATCGTCGATGAGTAGGAGATGCGCGCCGCGGCCGGTCAGCGCGCCGCCGCGTCCGACGAAGACGAGGCGCCCGCCTTCCTGCGTCTGGATGTTCGCCTTGGCGTTGCCGCCGCGCCGCAGCCGGTAGGACGGGAAGACCTGCTTGTGCTGGGCGGTCGCGAGGATGGCGCGCGTGTCGGCGCCCATGTCCTCGGCCATCGTGTCGGAGTAGGAGCCGACCGCGATGTTCTGGTCGGGGTGGCGTCCCGAATACCAGGCGGCCAGCCGCTTCGTCGCCATCTCGGTCTTGCCGTGGCGCGGAGGCATACAGAAGATCAGCTGCCGGACGTCGCCGGCCTCGACCTCTTCCAGATGACGCGCGATGATTTCGTGGAACTGCGCGGCCTTGTAGCGCGAGCGGTGAACGTCGCTCGGCGCCTCTGGGTCGGGCATCGTGAACTTGGTGTATGCCAGCAGATCGTCGCGCGCCTTGACCGCCGTAAGCTGGCGCTCGAACATCGCGGCTTCGGCGTTGATCCGATCGAGCTCGGGATCCTTGCCGGCCAGACGGCGCTGTTCTTCCTCCCAGGCGTAGCGCTTGCCCGTGATCGGATTGACGGCATTCTGGCTGGGCATCAGGTGGCCTTGCTACTTGCGCGGCCGCGAGGACATTTCCCCACGGATTTCGCGCAGTTCGTGGCGGAGTTCGTTCAGTTCGCGGGTGTGGTTGCGGAGCGCCTCGATCGTGTCGTCAGCGCTTTCGCGGCGCTCTTTCGCCGGGCCGTGCATCTTGCTCTCGAGGTCTTTCAGCGTGAAGGCGAGCGCCTCGATCGACGCGGCGAGCACCTTGACCGACGAACTGTCGACGAGCGCTCCGGCCATCTCAATTTCCTGCCGCGCGGGGGTGCTGCCGGACTTCCAGCCCATGCGCGCCACGAACGCCGCGAGCATGGCGCCGCCGGCTGCGCCGACCGCCATAACCCATTCTGGTACGCCCTCCATCAGCCATTTTCCCGCTTATCGGCGGCGATGTGGTAGAGCGTGTAGAGCACCAGGACGCTGTCGAGGAGGTAGTGGCCGACGCCTGTCGACAGGACGCCGTTGATGAAATAGGCGCCCAGAAAACCGATGCCGAGCATCCCGAACACCAGCGCGCCCATGAACGCGCAGACCATGCGGATCGTGGACGTGACCTTCTGGCGGGCGCCGTTGACGATCAGGCCGATCAGCCACGTGAAGCCGACGGCCGCGACGATCACGCCGGTCCAGAACTCGCCCGGCCACTCGAAGGCGCGGTAGGCCGGACTGGTGAATGTCTCGCTCGGGTGGAGCAGCGTGGCGCCGAAGGAGAGCGTGACGGCGGCGCAGAACCACTCCGACGCTCTCTCCTGGAACCGTTTCTTGATGCGACCAATGATCACCGCGCTACTCCGTTGTGGCGCCGGCACTCGTCGGGCCGGTACAGCCCGATGGCACAAGAGCCCGCCACGGTGTCGTCGATGGCGTTCTGGTCGGCGGCGGTCAGGCCGCGCGTGCCGGGCAGGGCGGTTCCGATGGCGCGGCGCAGGTCAGTTTGCGCGGACACAGAAGCCGTGCTCGTAGTCCCAGAGCATCCCGTCAGCGACGCAATCAGCGCGGCCGCGGCGAGCGTTTTCACCAGCATCGCCGGCCTCCTGGTTCTGCTGCTTGATTGCGTCGATCTGGTCGCGGGCCGCGTCAGTGCGGATCAGCGTCACGACGTAGGCGAGGAACGCCGCGAGAGCGACGACGCCGGCAACCGCGATGATGAGGCGCCACGGGATCACGTCCGCCACCCCCAGCGCTTGGCGAGGGCGTACCAGAGCTCGGTTCCGGTGCCGATCAGGGCGCCGATGCCAAGCGTGATGTAGCTGACGATCTCGGGATCCCCGAGGAACCACATGGCGTCGCTCTCCGACCAGCCGATCGCGATCAGCGCGCCGGCGAGGTAGCGAAGGGCGAGGCGGGG